GCGCCTTCCGGGGCCGCGCAGACCCCCCCGGGGGGGGTTAGCCGGGGGGTGTTTCCGCAGGTCAGAGGCTTGCGGGTGTGTCGGCGTTTGCGCAGGTCAGGGCACATTTTGGGCCGCCAGCTAACTTTCGGGCCGCGTTCGATCAGGTGTTCGATCCGCGGGCCTCGGCGCGGGACTTCGGCGCGTGGCACGCCTTGCATAGGGTGCGCAGGTTGTCAAGTGTGTCTGTGCCGCCGCGTGATCGGGGTTGTATGTGGTCGGCGTGGAGTTCGCCGGTGTCGGGTTGTGCTTGGCGGCCGCATTGTTGGCAGGTCCAGTTGTCGCGGCGGAATGTGGCTTGTTGCAGGCGGTGTGGGACTTTGCGTCCTTGGTGGTTGCCCCAACGGTGTGTGGTGTGTTGGGGGCATGTGCCGGTTGTGGTGAGTGTGGTGCAGCCTGCGTGTCGGCAGACTTTGGGTGCTCGTGGCATCAGATTGGTTGGGTGTCAGTGGTCCAGGTGTCGCGGCCGCCGTGCCGCCATGCGACGCGTCCTGGTGGTCGTGGCTGGTTGTCGTTTCTGGTTGCGATGACTGGTGGTGTGTCTGCGTGGTCGACGAGGCTGGGCCATGTGTAGGCGATGGTGTGGCCTTGGTGGCGTGCCCATGCGCTGATTGCTTCGTCGATGGGATTGCCGTCGGGCAGGTTGTTGAGCATGTGTGGTACGAGGTCGGCGTGTATGGCTGTGCCGACTGCGTGGAGTAGTCGCCGGCAGGTGAGCCAGTGTGCTGTGGTGTCGGCGGCTTTGGCGATGCGTTGTTGGTATTCGCGGGGCCGTTCTCGCCCGAGGTAGAGGGAGACTACTGGGCTTGGTGCTGCCGCTAGAGCGGAGGTGAGTTGGTCGCGGAAGTTGTTGCACGGTATTGCATCGTCTTCGAGCACCACGAGCCAGTCTGTGTTGTGGCGGGTGAGGTGTTGCCAGACTTTGCGGTGGTTGTTTTCGCATCCGAGTGCGCCGTTGTCGATGCTCATGTATGCGGCGCCCACGGTTTCCATGAGTTGGTGGGCTTGTTCTGCGCGTGTGGTGTGGGCGACGATGCCGATGGCGAACGAGGTCATTGCCCGCTGGCTGCGTGTTCTTTCAGGAAGGTGTCGACAAGTTCGGCGTGGCTGCGCTTGTCGCTGGATGCGACGTCTCCGACGATGAGGTGCTGGTCGGCGTCGAGCCATTCGCTGTACTGAAAGATCAGCTCCCGCACGGAATCCATAGCGGAGATCATGTCTGGGGTTACGGCGACGGTGATGGTAGATGCTGCTTCGGCCATGACTGTTCCTCTCATCGACCGGCGGTTAGTGCCCGGATTTGTTCGGGTGTTGCTGCCTGTAGGTACCGTTCGAAGCGCTGCTTGTTGCGTTCGGTTGCGAGCTTCGTCTGCGGCGGTGTGGTGTGGGCGACGATGCCGATGGTGTAGGTCATGTGTGGTCCCAGTATGGTCCGGGGCATGTGTCCCACGGTCCTCCCCAGTGGACTCCGTCTGGTCCTGGCCCGTGCCACGCTGGCTCTACGCCGGCGGCGCGTGCGCCGTAGATGTCGTAGGAGCGGTCACCGGTTGCCGGGGTGAGGTTTTCGAAGTCGATGAGCAGCACGCCGCGGTCGGGGTGTACGACGACGTTGATCAGGCAGGGGTCGCAGTGCCACCAGCCGGCGGCGTGGATGGCGGCGAGCAGATCCCACAGCGGCTCAGCGTAGCGCCGGGACCAGTTGGGGTGGATGTTGAGGATCGGGGTGCAGCGTTCGACCTCGATCCACATGGGCCCGAAGTCGATGAGTTTGGGCGTGGCCCATGGCATCGTGCGGTATGCCTGTAGTTCTTTCTCCCAGGCGATCTGCGTGGTGAACTGCTTGTGCACGGTGCGTCGGTGGATGGTGGTGGTTGCGAGGCCCATTTGTGTGTCTCCACGTTGCTCCGGCTGGGCGGGCGTTGTTCACGAGGTCTTTGGTCGTATGTGTGTGGTTTTCACGGCGACGGTGATGTGTGGTGTGAGTCGTGGTGTGATGCTGCCGTAGTCGTATTCGGGGTCGATGGCGATGGAGCATCTGACCCAGCCTCCGGCTTGGATTTTCTCGACGGTGCCTTCGTGTTCGATTCCGTCGAAGTCAACCCATACGTCGTCGCCGGGTTTCAGGTTCTGGTCCATGTTTATTTGTGCCTCCACCAGCTCCACGGGTTGCGCTCGGTAGCTTTGAAAACTGTTGCGACGCGCGGACCGTAGACGAGACGGTCTGCGTGTTTGGTGTAGGCAACATAGTTGAGTGTGGCCATGTCACCGATGATGGTGCCTTTGGTGTCTTCTTTGTGCCAGATGCGTCGTTGTTGGTCTTCGTGGTCGGCGATCATGTCGTGTGCGAATGCCATGACGGTTTCCCGGTCACCGCCCACGATCCCCGCGTTCAATAGGGTGCGGTCGGCGTGGGTGTCGATGAATGTTTGCAGGTGGGTGGCTTTGTGGTTGTCGCGCATCCAGTCGATCCCCACAACGGCGGGTTCGTGGCCGACGTATAGTTTCCCGGTTTCCATGTGTTTCCAGGGTGCGTTGAGCATTTCGACGTCGGTGCCGTCTACGCACCACACCCATTGGACGTCGGGGTTGGCGCGTAACCATTGGTAGTACAGGTACCAGCGCGCGAAGTATGGGTTGTCTACTGGGCTGGTGACTCGCTCGAATGACGCCTGCGGGTGGGTGAGTGGGTTGTCGCACAGCACGACGGTTTCGGCGTCGGTGATTGAGTTGATCAGCGTTTCGAGAAGTTTGACGTCGGGCCGCATGCGTGTGTTGCGTTGCGGGTCAGGTTTGTTCGACAGCAGGCAGGTCAGCACCACACGCCGGTCAGGTTCCACGATGGGGATGTGGTGGCTACTGGTGTAGTGGTGTTTCCAGTACAACTCGGCATTGCGGGTGGCGACGGCTTTACGTTCTTCGGTGGGGACGGAGCGTTTCACTTCGAGGTGCTCATCCATGGAGTGGATGAGCTTGTTGGAGCCGCACACGTCGCCGTACCGGAATGTGGTGAGGCCGGCGTTGTAGATGCGGTCGGACCAGGAGGGGTGTTCCCATCCCCAGCCGCCGAACTCTGGGTCGAGGCCACCGACTGTTTCGATGACGCTGCGGTGTACGTAGATCATGCAGCCGCGGGCACCGGTTAACGCGAAGTGGCGTCCGTCGTCGTAGACCTTCGTGACGTCGTTGAGTTTCCGCCCGCCGGCCAGGTCGACGAACTGGTACATCAGGTGTGGCTCGGGCGAGTCGATGTAGGGCTGAAACCAGTTGTCGGCGATCGGGTAGCAGTCGTCGTCGAACAGGAAGATGTGTTCGCAGCCGTTGAGTAGTTCTAGGCATTTGTTTTTGGCTCGGGCAATGCCTGCGCGTTGAGTGAACCGATAGGTCGCTGCCGGGTATGGTTCGTCGCTGGCGTCGTCGACGATGACGAGTTTGGCGTTGGGGGTGTGGCGGCGAATTTTGGCGATTGTCTCGTCGGCGATGGTGTTCCGGTTTCGGGTGGTGACTCCGATTCCGATTGGAGTTCCGTTGGTGGTTTCGGGAACGTATCGGGTTCCGTTGATCACGACGTCGGTCATGTGTGGGCTCAGTTCGTCACTCGTACCATTCGCCGCAGTCTGGGCAGTCCGCGTCGCCGCAGTAGCAGATGTTGCGGTCTGTGGTTCGTCCGGTTTTGCGTTCGCGGTGCCGGTTTCGGTGCGGCTGGGCCGCGTTGGATCGGCGTAGTTCGAGGCGGGCGCGGGCGGCGTCATCCATTGGTGCAGTCCAGCATCCAGCCGTTCTTGCGTGTGGTCACGCGGATTGTGGTGTCCTCATGTTTCGCCCCGGCCATCGCGAGGGTGGCGGCTTTGGCGAGCGCGGCCATGATCGGCAACATCCAAGGCTCGTTGGGTCCAGCTTTCTGGACCGCTTGAACATCGGGTGGCGTGGTGGTCCACTGGCCGGGATCGGCGTGCATGAGCACTTTCCCGTCAACTTCAATGTGGATCACTGTTCAGCTGCTTTCTGCAACGCTTTCGCGGGGACAACAACATCGTTGCTTGCCTTGTCGATGGTGATCGACAGGACAGGCTGGCCCGTGGGTGTGGTGCGAATGTTGATGACGCGGTGCCCGGTTGGTGCGTCGGCTGCTTGCTGGCGTAGTTGTTCGTGCTCTTCGCGTGTGAGGATCACATAGTTTTGTGTGATCGCCGCGGCGAGTGCTTCAGCTACCAGTTTCGGGGTGTCGAGGTGCGGCAGCCCTGCTTCTTCAGCGAACTGGCCGGCGAGTTCCGGGGGGACACTGACAGTTCGTAGTCCCGGCAGGAGGATCGGGAAGGGTTTGGTGTTTTCGTCTCCGGGGTGAACCAGGTTGTTCAGCGTGCGGTTAAGGAAGTCCGTGAGGTCTGTGAGGCTGCTCATTTGGGGTATTCGCCTGCGAGGCCGTCGCTGATTCTGTCAGCCCACCCTTCGCCACCGATCGTTCCCGCACCGTCCTGCAAGTTGATGCGCCACGACTCCGGATCAATATCATTCGGGAGTCGGCAAGCCTTGCTGCACGCCGAGAAACGAACCTTGCTGCAAGGGTCGGGACACACCCGCAAATGTTTGGTTGGCATGTCAACTACTCCTGGCTGGGGCGGGGCAACCGGTCAATCAGCTGGTCGAGTATGCGTTCAGCGGCGGCGATGATGTCCGGGTTGCCTGCCTGCCGTGCAAGTTTCAGATTGAAATGCGCGCCTTGGATGCGTTCGGTCAGTGTGCGCGGCGCAGGGAAAGCACTCATCGGTGCCGCCTGGCCTTTACGCGGGTAGCGTGTTCAGCTTTGGCTACATCCAGGACGCGGTAAACGTTGTGCCCGGTGCGGTTTTTCCCGGACGGTGCGAGGGTGCCACGGTTGACCCACACATAGATGGTGCTGGTGGTGACACCGCATAGTGCGGCCGCTTCGGCTGCGGTGACGAGTGTGTCGATACCGTCAGGGGTGAGGACTGCGGTTCCTGCCATCTAGCTCGGGTCCCTTCCCGGATGTGAGCATGAAAAATGCCCACAAACCCGAAAGCTCGTCCGGGTGCGGGCATAGTTCTTCTACTGGCAGTTATCTTACACGAAAGATCAACCGGCTTGTTGTTGTTCGGACTCGATGAGCGTGTCGAGGCATACGCGGATGAGCCATTTGTAGTTTTTCCCGTCGGGGTCGTCGCGGACGATGTAGGTGCAGTCGGGGTTGCCGCATGCGATGTAGTCGTTGCCGCCCATTCCGATGGTGCGTTCCATTGCGAGTAGTCCGCAGGATGGGCAGGGCACGGGGAGTGTGTATTTGGGTGCTTTGGTGTATCCGAGTATGCGGAGGATTCGGTGGTGCAGGTCGGGTAGTTCTTTGAGGTCGTCGTGGGTGACGAGTTGGGTGAGTTGTTCGCAGCGTGGTTCGAGGTATTTCCAGGCGGCGATGATTCGTTTTTGTTCGTTTCCGTGGGGTGGTGGGGTTTCGTTGCGTTGTTCGGCGAGGTAGTCGTGCCAGCTTGTGAGCATGTCGGCGATGAGTGCTGCGGTGTCGCTGGCCCATTCGGCGGGGTGTCCGTAGGTGTGGGTTTTGGTGTGTCGGAGGGTTTGTTGGCGTGGTGGTGTGGGGAGTTGGGTGTGAAGGTGGAGCCAGTCGATGGTGAGCCGGTAGAGGGTGTAGCGGAGTTTGTTGGGGTTCATGTGTTTTGGTTTGGTGGGTGTTTCCGCATGGGCGTCGGTGTCGATCGGCTTGGTCATTTTTCGAATGCCTTCCTGAACATCGCTTCCTGTTCCCGTAGTTCCTTCTCGCGGCGTTCAAGCCATTCCGCTGCGCCGACACCGACCTCTGCCGGGACGTCGGCGAGAGCGGCGTAAATTTCGGCGTGGCGCTGGCAGAACGCCCGATACTCGTCGGGGTCTTGGATGGGGCATTCTTTGATGGTGTTGGTGGCGGCGTTGAGCGCGTCCCACGCGGCGATCCACGCCCCCACACGAGCATCAGACATCAGTGATCCCCCTCCTGGTTGGGTTCAGACTGCACAATCGACCCGACAACAGGGTGGTTGAACTTTTGGCAGGCGCATTCGCCGCCCCGGCAGCACTCGCAGGAATCAAAGAAACAGCTGGTGCATACGTCTTTAGAGGAGTATCGGGGAATCATCTGGTGTGGTGTCCTTTGCAGTCGGTGGAATGCTCTGTGCGGGGCTGGAAACACGCCGGACAAACAGGGCTCTCAACGAGGAAACGAGCCTGGGAAGCAAGAATCACAGACAAGGTCATGACAACACCCACACGGATTCGACGTCGTCGGCGTTGAAGTCCAGCGGTCGGGGCACCATGTTCGTCCACTCGTAGGACTTGACGCCGTACTTGTCTCGTTTCACGGTGAACTCGTCGGCTTTCGCGACGATAGAGGTTCCGGACTTGTAGTTGATCTGAATTTTGGCCATCAGGGTTGGTCCTTTGTGTTGAGTAGTTGTGCGATGGCGATAAGGGCGTGGACCTGCGCTGCTTGGTAATCCCCCGCGGTGGCTTCCTCTTTGGCCCGGTCAATGTGATCGGCAGGGGACACGATCTTGCGGCCGGTCAAAAGGGAGGAGCCCAGGCGTCTATGAGGACATCGAACGCAGCATCAGCCATCCGACGCCACTGCACCTTGTGTGATTCGGTGAGTGTGTCCCAGGGAAACAGTTTGCCGGCTGAGGTTTGTTCGTAGATGGCTTGCGCGGCCCGCTCAACCAGAGCTGCACGCTCAGGGGTGGTCATGGTTTTCCTTTCGTGAGCCATTCCGCCCACCCCTGATCCACCCGACGAGACGGTGGTGTGGTGTCCGGGATGATGTGAATATCCGTATGCCCCGACGCGATGGCGTGGCGGTCTGCTTTCCATTCAGCGCAATCCGTGCAGCTCTGGTCCCACACCCGGTTGCACTCCCTGCAATGAACCTGAATCACCGAGAAACCTCCCGCCAATCCCGGAACACGAACGTCCACAGTGACTCCCCGTACGGCGCCGGTCGGCCCGCATGGGAGATGGTTTTCGCCAGCACGGTGTACTTGCCGATCGCGGTGATCTCGATGATCGTTTCGCCGCGGCCTTCGTCGCCGGCGAGTCGCGTTCCGACTGTCCAGCCGTTGCGGCGTGCGGTATCTGCGTCGCTCATGCCTCGCTCCATCCCGACACCCAGCGGGCCTCGTGCTCAATTCGGACAAGCGGAGAGTCGACCTCCGGGTCGTGGCAGATTCCCGTGACCGAGAAAGCCTTGAGGTTGACCTCTGCGGCCTCCCTGCTCCGACCCGCCCAGCGGTGTCCGGATTCCTCCACGGGAACCCATTGCTCTTCACGGGTGAGTCCTCCGAGGGCTTTATCGACCTCCACCGACAAATGCGCCACCTCATCGGCGTGCATCAGTTCTTCCCACTCCGCGTTCGACGTGCGGAACTCGCTTTCCCATCCACACCCCACACAGTGGGTCCACCACCTGAACCCGTCCGCGTTGGAAATAGACCAGCGTTCGACACGGTGCTTGTCCATCGCCTCGGCGATCGCGTTCTGGGCTTCGCTGCTCACGCTTCCTCCAAAGAGTCGATTGCTTTCAGAACAGATGCCTTAGCGGCGCCATACGGGGGGAACCCTTCGGTCCATCTGCGTACGACCAGGAGGCTTGTCTGACACTTGGATGCCACGGCGGTGATGCCGTACTTGTCCACTGCGGCTTTTACGGATGCCCGGAATGCGTCGTCGCTCACGCTTCCCCCTCGGTATCCAGTGCAGCGAGGATCTTGTACGGATACAGCGGTCCGTGCGACGCACCCTTGCCGAGTGCAGCGTCGAGGAATCGGTTGCGGTTGTACACAGCTTGGTCATCCACGCCGCGCGAATCGCCTATCCCAGGCCCGATCCATCCGTCGAGTCCTGTTGCATTCCCGTCGTCCCACGCATCGCCCAATGCCGCGCGGAGTCGTTCATTCTCGGCGTCGATGGCGTCGTACTGTGCCCGCCATTCCGCCAACTGGGCCGACTTGCGTTCGACTTCGGCGATCAACTCGGGAACGAGAGTGCGCGCCTGGGCGACGAACTCGGCATTCCTATCGTCCTGGTAGTGGGCCTCAACGCGGAAACCCAAATCCCCGTCGCCAAGCCAAATGACAGGCCCGCCCACCGCCTGCATTCCCTCGTCCGAGCAGTCGAACTCCCACGGCCCGTAGGCAACGCCTTCCAGCGCAACTTTGGCCCGCTCAACAACATCACTCATCAGGTATCTCCATCCAGTGGGTAACGAATCGGGTTGCAGGCTCTGGCACGCCCAACTCGAAGACGCTCTCGATTACGCGGGTCTCCCGTCTGAGTCCTCCGAGGGCTTTGTCGATCTCGGCGGCGACGTGGGCCTCGAAATCGTCGAGCGAACCGTCGCGGAAATCGCATTCACCCCGCCGAGCGCCCTGGCAGTGGGAGTGTCCAGTTTCCAGGTTTAACGTCCGCCGATGTCGGCGCTGAACCGCGCTCATGATCTTCTGCGCGTCGCCGCTCATGGCTCCTCCTCGAATGATTCGCAACTGCACGCTTCACACGTTCCGATGTCCGAGTGATGCGATGACGGGTGTTGGCATGTGGCGCAAGGTGTGGCGGCATAAGCGGCGATGGCTTCGGCGCGGGTTACCGGGTCGCTCATGCTTCCTCCCCTGTAGCCGAGTTGGCGATCTCCAACAGCACATCCACATGGCACGGGGAATCGAGTGGGCACCAGCAGACGAGGTCGTGGCCGCGGAGCTGGGCAACCGATTCGGCGAAGGCTGCCGTCATGGTTTCGCGATACCGCTGGACGGCGAATGCTGCGGCGTCCTCTCGGGAACTGAACCACCATTGACTCCAGCGGGATACCGGTCGTAGGTCTAGAACCCGGAACTCACCGCGACGCCAGGGCTCGACGAAAAACGGGTTGCCCCACTTGGTTGGCCGCCCGACGTAGATCGCGCCTTCGGGCATGCGCCAGCCTTTGGTCCGCTTGCGTTGAATGCGCTTAGCCATGGTGTTCCTCCCCTGTAGCCACAACCGCAGCCTTCTCCGCATCCAGCATCGCCAACGTCGCAGGGCTCAACCGAATCCCGCCAGCGACCTTCTGCATGGCTTCAATCGCGGACTGCTTCATCTGCCGACCGCATTCGCAGGTCCATACGCCACCAACGACCGACCAGGTGCGCGGCACTCCAAGGCAATCGCACGGAACGCCTTCGATCCAACTCACTTGCCTTCCCCCTCGGCTACAACCGCAGCGGCAAGTGCGGTGGCGAGTCTCTGAGCAGACCCGGTCTTCAGGTGATTTCGGCCTATCGCCACCCGGATTCCTTGACCATCCGGGCGTACATACCAAGAGTCCTCGTACCACTCGGGGGTGCCTGACATGGACCGAGGCTCGTCGGGTTCGGGTAGTTGGATTACCGCCACACCCGGAAGAGACAGCAGCGCGTCGGCGGTTCGCTCAGACCACCCCTGGCGGTACGTCTCGGACGCCTCATGGAAGCTGTCCGAAGCGCGCATGAGGGCTTCTGTGAGTACTGCACGCAACTCGGGGTTGTTCATTCGTCGCCTTTCGGTTCACGGGGACCGGTCCCCTCAGCACGAACCACCATCGGCAAAGTCGCCGAAGCGAAGTCGTACTTGATCTTGTCGCCCTCACGACCATCAAACGGACCCTCGTTCACCACCAACCAGGTGTGATACCGACGCCCAGCAATGACGTCGTCCACCGCAACGTCCTCGTTCGGAGGTGGAAGGAACCCCAGATACTTGACTGGGCACTCCACCTCCATGCCGTTGCGATAAACGATCCGCACGTCAGTCGGCGGCATCGGGCTACTCGGCGTCGACATGTTTGTTCTCCTTCGATCGTTCAGTGAGCCGCCCGAAGTGGATGACCCGACCGGGCAGCGGCAACCCCGGACGAATCGTGTTGCTGCAGGGTTTGCCTTTGGGGGCTTTGCAGATGTCACACGACCGCGCCGATTGGGCCTGTTGGACACGAGGATCATCCGCAGACGACACAAACATCGTCATGGCAGGTACTCCATGCGCCATGTCGGATGCACACGAGTGCGCAGGTTCTTCGGGTCGCTGTCCAAGTGCAGCATCAGATACGGGCCATCAACGCTCAGGATGCGTCCCGGCCGTCCATCGAAGACAACTCGCATTCCGCGCTTCGCTGGGACGCGGTAGGTCGACCGGATCCAGTCGAATCCACCTTTTCGTTGCGTCATCACTCGTCTCCTGTTGTTGATTGCGGGGGCTGTACGCCACGCTGAGCGACTTTCGGGGCAAGGTCGGTGTCAGTGCCTTGGGAACCCGCAGAGCGGCTGTCAGCGATCCTGTGCGAATGAGCCGGAAACGCCTCCAACACCTTCAACACCCGCCCCTTCCCATCCCGAACCACACACGGCTCACCCACCCCAGCGCGACAATCACGACACGAAACCTTCAACGCCTCCTGATGGATCGTCGTCCCACGCCAGTCCTTCACAACGCCACACCCAAACCAGCCGGCGGTTCTTCATGGAAGACGCAGCGGACCATGCCTTCTGGGGTTTCGATCAACCCGTTGGCATCGCACTCAGTGCAGGCTTCACGAGCAGACTTGATGGCCCGCCTCAACGTCAGCTCGTCCCGTTTCCTTGCGGCTGCCCATGCGTCGTGTGCCCGACGCGCGTCAGCGCAGTCGCGGCACTTCGGTGGGTTCGGGTGATTGATATGGGCGGGGCAACGCAATGGGGGCTCCTGGTGACCTTCCGTACTTACGTAACCCCCTAAGGAGTTGGAGAAGGAGAAAGGAGCAGGAGTAGGAGTAGCCCCGGGGTTAGACGGGGGGTTAACCCCATCCCCCTGCTTAACCATTGGACCGGGGGTTGGACCGGGGGTTGGACCGGGGGTTAGCGGGGGGGTTGGACTAGGGGTTGAACCGGGGGTAAACGGCTCCAAAGTGGCCGGATCAATCGCCTTCTGATCCAGCATTTCCTTCACAGCATCCCGCTGCCAACCAGCCGACACGATCACATCACTGTTGGCTTTCGCGTCAGCCTCATTGCGGGCCTTGATCTTCTGTACCTCATGCACCACAACCCCGCGCAATGTCCTCGACGCCAACGCTGCCCGCGCGTTAGCCATCGACACAGCCATGTTCGGTTTCCTCCACAGGCCGTCGTGCTTGATCCACGACCTCAGAAGGAACTCATCGGTGTTGGTGTCGATGATCAGGAACAGATCGCGGGACAGCTCTGCGGCGGCCGCCTCGACGGCCTGAACTGTCCATCCCTTGGCCATCGCGGCGATTCGGCCGGCGTGCCACTCCCCCGAACCGCAATAGGACAGTTGCGGGCTCGTCCACAGCACGAAGTACAGATGTTGGGCTGGCGGGGTGAGATCTAACCAGTCATCATCACCCCAGATTGCCAGGTTGATTTCCGAGTGGTCCTTGCCAGTGGCTTTCCTGCCCATCAGGAATCACCTCCAGGAATGACTTGCAGCCGATCCCTCTGGACCTGTCGTTGCGCCTCACGGGCTCGCCCCGATCGGTGCTCGACGTGGTCACACACCGACTTGCCTCGGTATCCGGCGTGGTCGCAGAGACCGCAGGCGTAGATGGCATCCCACCGTGCCCGACGAGCCTCAGCCTCCTGATCGCGGACCACATTGGATCGCCCGAACAGTCCGCCGAAAACGTGACCGGTTGGTTCTGGGGAGAAGAGATCGGACAGAGAGGATGAAGGCTCCGGTTCCGGTTTCGGATTCGGTTCCGCGAAGGGATCCTGGATCACCTTTGGTTTCGCCCGAACGACGTTGTGCAAGGGGTGCTCAACCTGGATGGCGCGGCGTTCCGCGTTCTCCAGTTCCTCTCGGGTGTTGTAGTTCTCGATGCTGATGCCGGCGACATCGCTCCACCAGTCTTTCGAGTCTCGGTGGGCTTTGAACCGTTGCGGCGGGTTCATAGTGATACCCACGTACAGCAGCTGCCCTGTCGCGCTGTAGAAGCGATACAAAACGTGGGCCACTAGTCCTCCTCTTCGTCTTCTGTGCCTTCGAATCCTGGGCATAGGCATTGCGTGTACCGGGTCATGTCATCCGCATCCACACCCAGCCGGGTTCGGCATTGGGGTGTGTGGGTGGAGCGGGGATGATCACACAACAGGCACGTCATGGTGTTCCTGGATGTGTGCTCGGTGGTCGGCGAGTGCGTGGTGTCGGCGGATGAAGTGTTGGGCTTCGTCGGTGGTGGTGAATTCGGCGGTGACGGGGCGGCCTTGGGTGCGGGCGCACTCGCCGCAAGCAACGGTGATCATGGGACCTGCCAGTTGATGGTGTCGCCTTGCTGGAGAATCTGTTCCAGGTATTTGACGGCGGTGACGGTGGAGTTGAAGCATTTCGGTGGTTCGGTTCCACCGGTGACGATGTAATGGGGCCACGTCCCAGAAACCGTGTACATCACCTGAACAGCCCCTTCACGAGGAAGTACGCCAGCGACGGGGGTCCGGTGAATGCGAGGACGATGTAGGCGATCGCTTCGAGTTGTTCGGGTGTGAGGTTCATTGTGTTGCCTCCACAGGGTTAGGTATCCGGTAGGTGTTCATGCGCCTGTTCCAAAGTCCAGACACATCTGGTCCAAGCGTTTCGCGATTATCTCGCAGTACCGTTCTTCGAGTTCCACGCCGATTGCTTTGCGACCTAAGTTCCTTGCCGCGACGAGAGTGGAACCTGAACCGGCAAACGGGTCAGCGATGGCACCAGGTGGTGCGCAATCAACAAGGCTGGTCATCAAACCCAGCGGCTTAGCGTGAATGTGGTCAGTCTGGTCGGGATACGCAACAAGAATGCTGGTGGTCTCGTTGTTGCGCCGCTCGAATCCAGCGGTGACGTAGATGGATTCGTGGCGGTACCTCCACGGGCCGCCATTCATACCTGGTCGTTTCTTGTCCCATACCAGCCTGTCTGCCCAGTTGCCAGGCGGATCGGGCATGCGCGGGCTGCCGAAGCACAGTGCGGGTCGGTCTCCCCATAGTTCCAGTGCAGCATCACGGGTCTCAGTTGTTCCGTCGTTAGCGATTGTGAATCCCTCAGGTCCGAGTCCGGCGTTCTGTCGACGCCCGTAGCCGCCGCCGGGATTAGCTGCACTGAACTGAGTCCCGTATGGCGGGTCTGTGACGAGCACATCTGCAGCGAGCCATTCGGTAATTTCGAGGCAGTCCCCGTGGTAGAGGGTGACCTGGTTGTCCGTGTAGTACGGGGTCATTTCGCCGCCTCTGTGGGGATTCGGTAAACAAACCCGTCGTCGTCGAGCAACACCCATTGGCTGCGGTAGAGGACGGGAATCTGGATGGGGGATTGGGATTGACGAACAAGCCAGCCTTCGGCGAACGCTTGTGTGCGGTACGACTCGGCCCAGCGGTGACAAGCACCACAAGCCCACAGCCCGTTGGACGCTAGGTTGGTGTCTTCGCGGCGAGAGCCGCCGAGAGCCCGGGGCCTGCGATGGTGTGCAGTAGCGTCTGAGGCGTACTCTCCGCAGCGTTCACAACGACCGTGAGCACGCTCCCAGATCAGTTCCTTGACTTCCGGGGGAAACCCCGTGAACCGGCGACTCATGCGGGGGCACCGTTCTCCATGAGGTCATCGATGAACTCCCGCAACTGCTGGGGTTTCGCGTTCCTCGCGGTCACCTTGTACTTGCCGTAAAACTGCGCCGCAACCGTCTTCTCATCCAGCATCAGAGCAGCGCACGCATCACCCAACTCGTGCAACAGGGCGTTGCGTTCAGCCACAGCCGGATCCGGTGGCGGCGGGGCATCCGGGTCGCCCTTGCACCACAAATCGAGAGCAGCGCCGAACCTCATGCCCGCGTTCCTGAGCGCGTCACCGATGGCTTCTTTGACGGCGTTGGGGCCTTTCTTGCCGCCGGCGTCGCCGTATCCGATGCGGGTGACACCGCAGATCGTGAGGCGGATCCACAGGCCGCCTTGTTCGTCCAAGAGGGGTAGGCCGTTGTCCCCGACTGCGAACGGTTCCCATGTCCACAGCGGGTCCACGTCGAGGAAGCGGGCGGTGAGGTAACCATGGCCAACAAAGTCGAGGGTGATGCCGCCCTTCGGCAGCTTTCCGATCTGGTTGGCGGGGAATGGTTCGCGAAGCTTCGCGAGCCTGTCAACGTCCACGTCGCTCATTCGGTCACCTCCGCAGCAGCAGCGAGAAGAGCAGCAGCCAGGTCACGAAAGTCAGCGGCAGAGGGTGGTGCTTCGTCGTCGCTCCAGTCGTCGTTGAGCGTGACTGACAGCACATTCCACTTGTCTACGGTGACTGTAGTGTCACCGATCCGCCAGTAGCGTTCCTTACCTGGTCCATCCCAAACTTCCGCGCCAGGGAGTTCGACCAGCGCGATCCTGTTGGTTTCCAGCGCCTGCAGGATCGAGCGCACGATCAGCTCTGTGCCTTCATCGGTGATGGTGGGCTTGAAGAAGGCGTTCACCGCGTCGGTGAGCACGGTTTCGGCTCGGTTGCTCATGCTGTCCACCTGTCTGCCAACCGGTCCAACGAACCGATCACCGCATCAACCCGAGACAACGCCTTGGACACAACCTCCAAATTGAGTTCCAGCGCTTCACGATCCAGGAACGGCAGTGGCGGCCCCTCGTTCAACAGCTCATGCAAAGCACACCTCGCGTCATCCAACGCAGCCGCACCGGCTTTCGCGTCATCCCTCGCAGTGATGACCCTCGTATCAGTGATCATTCGTCTTCCTTGTCTTGGTATTTGGAGCAGCGGCAGCGTTCATGCCCGGCGGGGCCGTGGTAGTTGGTGGCGTCACAACCCGTGTCCCACCGTCCCCGGAACTTGTCCCACTGGTAGCGGTGACGGGACCGGTTATGGCCACACACGCACATCACGAAGCCTCCAACCAGCGGAACTTCTTGACCAGAGCCATGAACTCGGCAGCCTGCTTCTTCGACCACCCGTAACCAGGGAAATACTTTTCGACCGTTGTCCGGCTCACACCCAACGTGCGGGCAACCTCGTTATAGGGTGCGCCGTCATCAAGCAAATATTGGGCGAAATCTTTCTGCTCCTGGCTCAACGGAACAAACTGATCCGGCGACGCCAGACGCGCGTCACCAGCCGCCCGAACCCGAACCACCGTCCGAGCCGAACAACCCACCACTTCCCCAATATGCTTGGCGGAACACCCCTCACGAGTCATCAACAGAATCGTCTGCACCTGCTCTGGGGTGAGCCTGTTCCCGTTGCTCATGCCACCTGATCCTCACCGATCGCTTTGAGCAGAGGCCGCCGTTCCCGCTCCGACAACCCCCCGAACACCCCATAGTGCTCACGGTTCGCCAACGCGAACTCCAAGCATTCGACCCGAACCTCACACCGGGCACAAATTCTCTTCGCCGGCTTCGCGCTCTCCCCCTTACCGGGGAAAAACATGTCCCCCACATCGACTTGGGCGCACAGGGCTTTGTCTCGCCACGAGTGCCGGTCCTCGTTGATGATGACCAGGAGATGAGACAGGTCGGTCATGCAACGGACTCCAGTTCTGTGATCCACGCGAACGGGTCCTCAACATCTGGCACACCGGCAAGGGCAGCCATCAACAGTTGAGTGCGTTCGGTTTCCGGGAGGCTTGTCAGATAGGCCCACACGGGCAGAGAGTCACCGCTACGGATACGCCGAGACAACCAGATGACTGTTGCAGCGATACGGGATTCCCAATCCGTCTCCGACAGTGGGCATTCCTGAAACAGCCTGTCTGGGTGGGCTTCCATGTTGCCATCGGTCGTGACCCACGCGTCCTCCCCGCACACCGGGCAGGATTGCAACTTTGCTGCAGGCAGTTCAGCCCTGTCCCGTTCGATGGTGCGAACAGTGCAGTGCGCCCTTCGCGCCAACTCCACTTCGGGGAGTTTCGGGCGACGCCGCACCAGCATTCGGCGCTCTTCGGTGTTAAGCCGCATGGGAGTTCCGTTCACGGCGCACTCCACGGCGAACCAGTCGATGCTCACGCGCCCCACCTCTGCGCCCGTCGGCACTCATTCGAGCAGGTCTTCGCATACGTGCCCATGAACTCGCCGCCGCACTGCGTGCAGATCTTCAGGGACGGTCGTGACCGCAACGCATTCGCGGCGCGCTTCTTGCATTTCTGCGAGCAGAACCTTGCCCTGCGGGTGACCGGCTCGAACACCTCACCGCACTGCAAGCATTCCTTCTCGGTGAACCGTGCCGGTTTCACCGGTGCCAGCTCGCCACGCTTGATGCGGGCACGTTCCTTCTCTGAGAAGCCGCCCCACACGCCGGCCTCGTTGTGTTGCAACGCGAATTTGAGGCATGGCGCTTGGACAGGGCAGGTCCAGCAGACGCGGCGGGCGGCGTCGTTGACGTAGTGGCCGGATTCGTTGAGGAACCAAATGTCGCCGTCCTTGTGGGTGCAGATCGCGCGGGAACGCCAGTCGTCGGTGTGAACTTCAGCCAACCGGATGAACGGGGAGTTCGCCATCACACCCACCCCGTGCCGCTCAAATGTTCAGGGCAGAACGATGCGGTTGCGGCACCCACGAAATACCCTGCGTCGTAAAGGTTCAGGTTGGAGTTGTTGTACACGAAGACTGAGGCTTCGTACATGGTGTAGCCGGTGTCGAGGACGTCGCATACGGCTTTTCCGGCGTTGATGACGGCCGGTTTGGAGCTGTAGGTGATGCCTTCGGAGTCGAGTGCCATCACGAACGCGTCGGACGTGATATCTGCTTTCGCTGCGGGTGCGGCCAAACCGGGGCCGATGATGCCCGCAGCGATCAGCAGGGGCATCGTCCACCAGTAGCGCCAGGACTTCTCGTTGCGCCTCATGCTGCTTCTCCTGTCGTGAGGTAGTCGCGCAACAACGCCACGACGGCGTCGCCGTTCATCTGCTCCCACACCGTGGGCTCGTTCTCCCAATGCACCGGCGGCAGGAACGGGCGGAACCACGACACACTCTCCGTGTGGATCAACACCAACTCCGCCAGGTCCTCCAGTTCCTTCAAGAGGTCGAGGTCAGCCATGGGTGGGTTGGTGGTGACGGGGAGGTCGGACCAGTTGGTTTGGTGGTGGTCCCACCATGCGGGTTTAGAATCTTGGATTGACATCGGGAATTGTCTCCTTAGTTGTGTGTTTCCGGTGTTAGGGCCGTCGTCCCGCGCAATGGGGCGGCGGCCCGCCTGCGTCAGCCGTGGATGCGGGCCAGAGCGGAATTGATATCTGCTGCGTCAATCTCGGTTTCTGGGTCGATCCCGGCGAGTTCGCGCCACCGTGCGATGGCTTGACGTGTGAACTCGATGAGTGCGGCGCTCCCTGCGGCGCTCCCTGCGGCGCTCCGTGCGGCGCTCCATGCGGCGCTCCCTGCGGCGTACCCTGCGGCGCTCCATGCGGCGCTCCCTGCGGCGCTCCATGCGGCGCTCCATGCGGCGCTCCATGCGGCGCTCCCTGCGGCGCTCCCTGCGGCGCTCTGTGCGGCGCTCCATGCGGCGCTCCATGCGGCGTACCCTGCGGCGCTCCATGCGGCCCACGCAAACGGCACCTGACCCGCCGCCGCCTGACGGTGCAAATCAGCAATCTCGCGGATCGCCACCGCACCAACCTCATCCGCGAACCGGATAACCCCCCACTCTGGGGAATCCAGCATGTCGGCAATCCACAACGCGTGGACAGCATCCGAAACACCTGCAGTGCCGACTGTCTTCCAACCCAAGTCGAGAACCAGCACACTGTTCTCGGGTGATAGGAACCCGTCAGGTCCAGCAAGTTGGTCGTTGCACATCTGCACCAGGGCGGCCAGTGGGCGTGCTGAGCACTCAGGGTAGTCGGTGATTTTGGTGTCGCCGTTGATGTATGAGATGACGTTCATGGCGCAGCCTTTCCCGGAGCCGGGTTGGTGGCTGCCTTTCGCGAGGCGCAGGGGGTGGGTGATGCGGTCGAGATCAATGGACATCGGGAGTTCCTTTTCTTTGTTTGGATGGGTTGATCTATCTCGGGGTGATGCGGTAGTTCTCCAGCAGTGACTGGGCGACAACGCCGGGGTTCACCCCGGACGCGCCGGGCGCGGTCGTGAAGTAACGCAGATGGCGTTCCAACTCGGCGGCCGTCGCATGCTGTTGCCTCATGGCGGCGAGTTCTTCCGCGGTCGCAGAATCCAGGAACTCCCCCAACTCCATGAACTCGTCGAGCAGTTCGGCTTCCTCAGCCTCATCGCAGATGTCTTCAGCGAGGAGTTCGCATTCCACTGTGGGGCAGGTGCATTTGGAAGGTCCCGGCGCGGGGGGAGGCGGGGGAACCATGCCCGCGCCGGGACCAATGTCACCCACCGCAGTGGATAACGAGTCTGCCGAAACCCGATGTCCGACAGACGGTTCGTGGACTTCTTCCTCAGCCTCCACAGCCACAAGAACATCCCCGTAATCCAGGCCGATATCCCGACCCAACGCATTGCTCATGGCCTGACGCTCAAGCTTGGCCAGCCACGGATCCACCACAGCACCCACCAAGGCGAGCCCGTCATGAATCACGTTGTTAAACCTGGCATTCAAACGCTCAACAAGATTCACGCGAAGTTCCCCTCTGCCAGGAAATCGATGTAAGCAAGTACGCGATCTGCGTCGCCGCTCTCAACGAGAGCCCTCGGTGACTTCATACCGAGAAACCGATTCGGAGCTTCCATCCAGATCGACACTCCCTCGGCGGTGTATATCTCAAGAGCAGCCTCACGAACCCGGGAAAGATCACTCACGATGGGTCCCCACCTGGCGATTCGAGCTTCGGCTCATGCTGTTTCTCCTAGTTCTTGTAGCCGGCACCTCAGACGGGCGTTTTCTTCACGCAACGCCTCCAACTCCGCAGCCTCACGCAACTGACGGGCATCCCACTCGGCCAACGCTTTCCACACCCCCGACGGGCGAACTTCACCCGACAGTTGGCACACACTCCGATGCTTAGGAGCAGACGTACTCACAACCGGCCCTCCCAGCACTCGCACTCCAACCCGCCAGCAGGACCCATGCCCCACATGTCCACCACGCGGCCACACTTCGAGCAGTGCTGAATGACAGTCCCATTCAGGTGCGGGCAATCCCGCTCAACCACGTCCTCATGCGTCCGGAGAATCGGTATCCCCGCCTCAACCGCGATCTCGTAGAAAACCGACGTGGTATCAGGGTCGGGATCGATGTCGTACCAGCGGAACTGGTGACCGCACTCGCACACGCGGGGCTCTGGGATGACGGTCCTGGCTCATCGCCGTCCCGCCTTCCGCTGCGCCTTCTTCCGCTTCGCCGCAGCCTTCTGCTTCGCGCGCTCAGCACGCACCTCAGGAGACGCAGAACCCGGAGGATTCACCTTGTGACGAACCTCGACCGACGAAACAGTCCGAGTGCGGTGACTCAACAACATGCCCAGCATCCATCGCTCATACTCAGTGAGGTTCATGCGGACACGTCCAAACTGGCCACGTACCTCTGCTCAGTACTCACGCGGACCTCGGCTCATAGCTACGTGACTTCATCCACTCATCAACCTCATTCAGGTCAACACGCGCCTCCCGACCGTTACCGATCGGATATGCCTTCAACCCATCGTTTTTGACTGCCTCCCGTATCAGCACGTCTGATTTCAAGCGGAGGTATGACGCGGCCTCTTTGAACGTGGCCCATCTGGGAGTGCTCATTTCGCATCCTTCGGTTTCGACTGGAACAAAGGCTTTTTCGGTTTCGGGAAATGCTGAATCGGAGGCCTCGGGCGTGAATGAAACGTCATCGCGTCTCCCTCATCGCGTTGCGGATGATGGTCAGCTGGTCGATCAGATCCGTGAGTTCATCGGCGGTGAGAAGGACATCGGCGTCATTTCGGTAACCGGCAACATTGAGGTAGGCCAGGTCGGTTCCGTCGTAGTTCCCTAGACCGATGGTCACACCGCCGTGTGACTTTTTGATCAGACGCTGAGGTTTTGAGTAGAAAGAGAAGCTCATGATTCGGGCCACACATTCCGGCTGGAACGCTCAACCACCGCAGTAGCCCCATAGGACTCGAGAAGGCCGGTAAGCTGTAATTCAGACATTTGAGCCTTTCCTCTCAGGTGTCTCTGCCCTCACCTGCTGCACACAGGTGGGGGCTTCTTCTTATGCAGCGGGGTTTTTCTGCTCTGCTGGCCGCTCCAATACGGAGACGGGAACCTTGAGCGCGACGGCGAGCTTCTTGGTGACGGTGGCGTTCGGCCACCGGTCACCGTTCTCAAGCTGGGAGAGGTAAGGGGCGGAAACTCCGCTTTCGCGGGACAGTTCGGCGGATGACCAACCTGTGCGCTCACGGATGACCCGGAGTTCCTGCCACACCCCGTAGGACTGTTTGACCATGCCGCCAACTGTACTGCGAACAAGTGCAAACCGCAAGAGTTCGCGCGCAGTTCGCGCCAACAATGCTGTGACCTGCAATGTTCGAAAACTACAAGCGCGTAACTGCAAAGAATCAGGGTTGTGCAAGCAGTGGACTTTGCACCTGTTTGCACGCGAACATGTAGGCGTGAACGAGAACAAGGAACACCGCGAGGACTGGCCATTCGGGCCAGAACTCAAGCGGCACAGGGAGCGCGTCGGGCTATCTCAGCGCGAAGCCTCACGGCGCACAACGCCACCAGGCAGCGACAAGCCCGCCGTCAGCGCAGGACGGTGGAAGCAACTAGAAACGGGGTGGCAGATCAACAAAGGGACACTGATCCCAATCGGAACGACCGCATCCACCGTGGCCGCCGCTGCCCGAGCTGTCCAATGGGATGTCAACGAAGCTCTGGCGATAGCCGGATTTCAACAGTCAGATATTCCACCGCCGCTACCCGAGCCGGCGATAGTCCGCTACTCAGACGACGAACTTCTCGCCGAAGTCCGGCGACGACTAAAGGAGGCAAGAGATGTCATGGAAACTGCGCAGACGACGCGAACACCGCGCGAAGCGCGTCAAGACCAGGAGGGCGACCTAGACGCCGCGGCCAGTGACACGACGCAACCGCGCCAACCTCGGACCGGCGAAACAGCCGGGGCGGAGATTCGCGACCACATCGCCAGGAGCGTCCGGGCACGTCAACGCCGCAAGGACTAGACGTGCCCGGCGCAACGTCCATGTTGTTGGCGGACACTCGTCCATCGCGTTCAGAATCCGCACCAACAGAGTGTCGAGTTCGTCATCAAACATGGGCTGCACCTACCGAAATCACCAGCACCGGTCACCCCTCGCAACCGGATGCGTAGACGCTAACGGATCATTGCCAGAATCGACACAGGAAGCCCAAACATGGGAATGTCACGATCAGATAACGCCAGTGCGCGAAAGTTAGCCACCAACACAGAAAGCCCACTACCAGATGACCACCAATGATCGAGCTGTGTCACCAGGGAAGGTGATGGTCACCGCGCTCGCTGTGCTCGCCGTCGTAGGCATCGTCTCCACCCGCAACAACGACGACGACGACAGAAGCGCATCACAAACCACCACACCAACCACCACCACTACACGGACCAACCCGTACCGCACCATCCCCGGCGACGGCACCCACAACATGGGCGGCGCAGACGGATACGACTGGGGCACCTACACCGCCACCATCCCACCCAGCTCCCCCGGCTGCACGTGGGCGGTCGTCAGCATCGCCGACTACCGCGGCGGCGAAACACTCCGCGAAGGTGAAGCACCATCCGGCACCGTACGCGCGAACATCCAACCCGATGGTGTCGCGTCGTGGACCGGCACAATCAACGGGGATCACCGGATCGTGTTCCGCACGAGCGGCTGCGGAACTTGGACCATGACGGAGTGACACCCGCCAGAACGCAAAAAAGCGCCCTGCCGGGGATGGTGAATCCCTCGGCAGGGCGCATTTACAGGCGGTCGCCTTATTTTGTTTCTAACGCAAACGTCGATGGGAGTAGTTCGGACAGCCCCTGCATGGCCTCCAGATGCCTCGCCCGGTCCGCATGCGCATAGATCCGCTGCGCATCCACACTCGCATGACCCAAGATCTCCATACGCGTTTGCTCATCCACACCCGCTGCGCGCAGCAATGTCGATGTGGTGTGCCGCGAGTTGTGCGGCGGCAACGACTCGGTTGGACCGATCACCCCAGCAGCGCGGAACACGCCACGCCACACGTCGTAGTCCGAACGGGGATCGATCGGCTTCCCCTCCTTGTGCCACACCAAGCCATGCGGATTGTCGGTGCGGAGTTTCTGCATCGCCACATACAACGGCGGCAACAACGGCACCTCACGCCAACCAGCGTCCGTCTTCGGCCGGGTGAACAACAACGACCCCTCACATTCCTGGTACTCGAAATGCGCCGGCAGGTCCCACCGGGACTGCGGGCATGCCCATGCCCGTGTCTTCCCGCAAGGCCAGTACGGGGGTTTCTTGGGCATACGGTCGGGCCTGGCCAGCGGTGACGGTTCGGGCAGAGGGTCTCCACAGCCGTGGACGCGGGTTTCCGATTGCAACTGCCAAGCGATGGTGATCCATCCCTGAGCGGGGTTGTCGACGTAGGGCCAGCGCAGGCCGAGGAGTTCCCCACGGCGGGCGCCCGTCAGGAAACCGGCGGCGATCCGCACCGCATCCGGTTCGTCGCACACCTGGAACGCGGTGTGGATGATGTGCTGCGCCACGTCCGCCGGGAAGCCGTTGCGTTTCTTCTTCCGGTACTCAGGTTTGTCGACCAAGGCGGCCACATTCCTGGTCGCCACACCCTCCGCTACCGCATCGTCCAGGGCTTTCTGGACGATGACATGGACCAGCTCGGCGGTGCGGGAGGCCCCGATTTCGGAGTGCAGGTCTCGCACATGCTGCGGGGTGAGTTTGTCGATGCGTTTCGCGCCGAGGATCGGGTTGATGTGGTTGTGGATGGCGGCCCGGTAGTCGTTGAGGACGCCGGGGCGGACTTTACGTTTGGCGTGGATGTTGTCGATCCAGTGCAGCATCCACTTCTCCACAGTTGTGGATGAGGTGGTGGCGATGCGGCCCTCTTCGACGTCGCGGCGGAGTTGTTTGAGTTTGGCCATGGCGGTGTTGCGGTCAACGGAGGACACCCATTTGTAGCGGCGGTTGCCGTTGCGGTCGGGGGGTAGTTCTACTCGCCCCATCCATTTGCCGTCGGCGCGTTGGAAGAACGCTCCGTCTCCGCGGGTTCTGCGTTTCTTGGTTGCCATCGTTTTCCCTCCCAGGGGGTCACCCTACGGTTCACCCTACGGTGCTGCGCAGCATTACGCAGAACTGCGCAGTATCGGGGGTCTACCTGCGGGTTTGACAACGTTTCTCCTGGTATGCAGCCTATCAACCGCTGACTCTTAATCAGCGGGTCGGGGGTTCGAAACCCTCACGGCGCACAGGTCAGAGGCCATAAGCCTCGGAGGGGATCACCCTAAAGGTAACCCTAGAGGGGATTCCACTCCCACCGTGGGCCTAAACCGGTCCTCCATGTCGTCGCGCCGTCGTACTCTCTTTTCATGGGGGAGCCTGAGGAGATCCGCGCGGGGTGTACGGGGGATTATCGACCGGTGGACGTTTAGTAGATACGTACCCGAACTGCCCCTGATTTACCTATCAATCGTTGCGACGGTGCTACGATTAATGTATGGCAGCCCTACCGGCAGCGAAATTCACCACCGAGGCACGCTCCGACGGCAAAGTCGTATTCCAGATCGTTGCTGACGGAAAAGTGCATGTGAGCTTCGAAGCATTCCCGGACGAGGCCGATGCCATCGCCGAAGGAATCCGGCGTAAGTCCGCGCTGGCGCGTGCACTCAAACAGGGATCGCAAGAGTGATCGCAGTGGAACCGTTCACCGCTTGCGCAGACTGCCCCGAATGCGGGGTTGTCGATGTGCATTGGCTGGAAGAGCCACGCCACGCCCCTGAAGGTGATACGCCCGTTGAGATAGCGCAGCTGATGATAGCTCGGTCGTATGCGTTACTTGGGTTTAACTGGTTTGACCAACCGGGGTCCGTGGTGGTGCGTGTGTGTCGGAACTGCGGGCATCGCTGGGGGCAAACCTGATGGCTCGCCCTCTTGGCACTGTGCCTGAACCTCTCCGCTCCGAACTCGCCGAAGCGGCGGCCGATTTGAATGGCACTCTCTCCCAAGCTGAGGAGAAGACCCGGCGTCTCCGGGATCGAGTGTTGGCGGCATCGGCTGCTGGTGGTTCTGTCCGGGAAATAGCCGTACTCACCGGGAAATCAACCAACACAATCCAACGATGGCTCAAGGAGCAGTGATGGCGCTTCTGATGGTGTTGTGGGAGACCAGAAGTCTGCGCGCTACGTGGCGTTGGCTGATCGCCTGCGCTGATGAACAGAACGAGATCCGGGAGCGGCGATGATGCCGTGGGTGTGGACGTTGCCGTGGGTGTGGACGTACAAGCATTGGACCGGTCCTGTGGTGTCTCTCGGTGGTGATGAGTGGTTCCGTCGAACGGTTGTGTTTCGGTTGCCGTTCACGACTTTCGCTGTGGTTGTTGCGGTGTCGCCTCCTGGGCAGCTGTATGACCCTGTGGAGTTTCCTGATCCGAAGTTTGAGCGTTGGATGCGCGTGTTCGGGGGTCGCTGATGTGTGGTGGTTGTGGTTCCCAACGATGGCTGAAAGAAGGATGACATGACTGCAGCTACTGACCGCTACGAAGCTGAACGCGACCCGGATCACTCCACCATCGGTGACTCACTCACGCAGTACTCGATCGCGGGTGAGGCATTCACAGCCGGTGCGCAGTATGCGTTGGATCGCATCGTGGCGACCATCGACCGGGTTCTCATGGACCCGAACACATCCGAGTATCTGACCGACCGTGCCGCGGACATCCTCCGGGGTATTCACGCGGGAGAGCTGTCCTGACGTGTGTGGTGGAACACATCGACTGATACGCGAAAAGAGGGCCGCCCCGCTTGCACTGGAGAGTGTGCAAGCGGGGCGGCCCCGTAACCTCTCCTGAAGTTCGATGCTTCACGAGGCGTGGATTAAGCCAAGACGTGAACCAGCAGCGCGACGATCATCCCCGCGACGACCGCCAGCCACACCGACCGCCACAACTCCAACTGCGGATCACTCATCATCCGATTCGTCCCAGTAACGATTCACCAGGCCCTCCGTCAGATAGTCGGGCTGGCCTACGGGTGTGATGATCGTCGTCGCACCCAAGTCCATCCGGTCGCCGGTGATCCGCTCCAAGCCGGCGACCACAACGTAGTGCGCGACCTGCCAGCCTTCGCCCTGCGCATCCAAACTCTCTTGGATCGCAGCCCGGACAGGATCGGCCGGCCTCACAGTCGCATCCATTCTTTGAGCGCGTCCCACAGGAATCCCACCGTCACAACATGATCCAGGAACGTGCACACTCGAACGTTCACATCACACCCCTCTCACAGCGCTCATGCGTTCCGGCTCGATGGACAGTCGTGAATGCGCCCCGCAGTTGGTGCAGCGGCGCATCGTGTACGTCAACACATTCGCCACGTACCGCCGCGGGATCACCACAGTTTCACCACCGCACCGGTTACACACCATCAACCTGTCCTCGCCGTCAACGAACAGTGCGGGATGGTTTTTGATGTGCGGACGCAGGAAGTCGTACAACCCCTGCGTGGCTACCACATCGCCAGCGCAGTACGACACCAAGCGTTCCCGATCCTCAACGCTCTTCCCTGTCACGGCGCGTTCCATCGCGCCCCGGTCGTAGCGGTCAGTTTTGGCGGGCAGGCCAACGATCTGACAGAACGCGTCCAAACCTTTGAATGGGGCACCGGATTTGAACTCGCGGCGCAGCACCTTCAACGTGTCAACGGTTTTGAACGGAGGCAGCGGAGGTAACCCGGCCTCCAAATGCAGATCACCCTTCAGCCACGGCACGTCAGCTTCGTCGATGTAGTGGCCGACAACGATATCCGCTTGGGATAGCAGGTTGTGGACGCGCCGCAGGAACCGTTTGCGTCCACCTTTATCCCATTCGGCGAGCTGGATAACCTCGGGCTGGTCATACCACTTGGCGCACACAATCGTGGTGCGCGGCATGCGGGTCACCGTCTCGTACTGCACGTACCGGTTCTTCAGGTCTCCCCTGCCCCACCAGTATTGTTCGGTGATTCCGGGGAGCCGTTCAACGTCGAGGATCAGGATTTTGTTGCGCACACCTTCGGCGATGCGCACCTGGCGCAGGTCGCTAGTCAGCGACATGATGGTTCCTCGCGTGATGCCGCCACGCTTGCGAGTTCATGTCTGGCATACCGTGTTTGACGAGGACCCGCAGTATGTCGGTGAACCTGACGTCGCCGCGTTTCGCGGACTCCAACGAGGATTTGATCTCTGCACGTTCCTGCTTCGACCGGGCACCAACCCAATCACATGCTGGGCAGGTTCGGGGCTCCAAACCTGCAAGATCGGCCAAGAGTGACATTCGGTGTTCCCTTTCCCGGTGTTTCACCAGTCGCGTCGCTTGTCGCCTTCGATGCGTTCGAGGCGTTCGGTTCGCAGTTCCTCCCTCAACCCTCCGATGTCCCGTTGAATCTGTCTGAATCCGTCCCGCACCAGATCGCGTATCTCGTCGAGGTCGTCGCGCATGTTGGTGTCATGGGTGTTGACGGTCTGCTCGTGAATCTCATCGGTTTTCGCGTCGATCTGTCGGGCACGTTCCCGGCCCTTACGTTGCCCTCGAACAGTGAGGACACCGACAATTCCCGTTCCGATCGCTGCGATCGTGGAAGGCAAACCGATGATGAGCAGTCCTATCAGGTCGATACCATCGTCGGGCTGGTACGCGGCGTCCATTGCTTCGCGCACCGATTCCCACATCATGCGGCAGTGACCGCTCTAGTCGCAGAAGCCGTTCCGGGGTTGCCGCGGCGTTCCGCGCCGATAGACATCAGCAGTGACACCACTGCGGCGCCGCCGGACACTGACAGCACTGACACCCAATCGGTGGCGAGTAGGTCAACCGCGCCCGCGCCGAGTGTGGCGATCGCGGTTTGGGCGAACGTGCGGGCCGCGCGTTCGGCGGCGTCGATCCAAAACGAACGTGTCAACATCAGGTGGTCCCCCTTATGTGCGTAGGTAGTCGATGGCGGGCTGGACGTTGTAGTCCACGTGCGGGCCGGTGCGTTTCGCGAAGAACATGCCGGCGTCCAACAGTGCCTTGGTGATCGCGATCGCCTCCGGTAGCGGTGCCTGCACAAGTTCGACCACTTGGGCGAGTAGCGAATCGGGTCCGGTGAACAGGTCCAGGTCGCGCACGATCTGCCATATGGCGTTGCGGACCTCTTGTGTGTCACCGGGTTCGGTGCAGGCGTACAAGTCGCCTTGGTGTGCGTAGTCGCGCCACCACGGCGGGGTGTCACGCATGCCGTTCGATGAGACGCCTTGGGTGTTGGACGGGGCCATTGGTGAGCCGCCGTGATCGGCCCACACGTGACCGAGTTCGCGGTTCGGGTTGCCCCACGTCACGGCTTTCTCGATGTGCGGTTTCATCCAATGCAGGGAGCCGTCTTCGGGTGCAATGTGGTTCATCCACAGTTCGGAAACCACTACCGCGCCTTGGGAGTAGCCTGCTAGCGCGGCGCCGTGGGTTTCGATGCGTTCGCGCCACCGGTTAGCTTGGTTGTGGGTTTCGGTGATGGCGGCGGCAATGGATTTGCCCATCGGGAATGCTGCTGCTGGGTAGCCGATGGGTTGCCACAGGTATTTGTCTTCGACGGCGCGGGCGGTGTCGGCGTCGGGGCCGATCCACCAGGGAACACCGGTGCCGCACACGGTGATCAGCACGGGACGGGTATCCACGACGGGGCGCGGTAGGTAGCCCATGACGTACTTGGTTTCAGCGTTGATAATCCCGGGGATGTAGAGCCCGTCGCGCAGCTGCCCAGCCGTGTTGTACCGGGATTGCATCTCGGCGACTGCTGCCGTCATGGCCTCGTCATAGAGCGGGGTATCAGCCAAATCGCCCGCGTAGGAAGCGAACTTGCGCCGCATGAACGCCTTGATCCGGCGGATTTCCTCGGACGAATCACCCAACCCGAGGCCCACATACTGCCCGTCGATGCGCATCAGGACTTGCCCTTGACGTCGTAGCAGCCTTCGACGCCGAGCTTTTCGCCGATCGCGCCAAGTACGTCCACCACTGTGCGGCCGCCGAGCTGCGGCCAACCATCCAGCGCGTAGCCGCGCTGCTGACGCAAGGTCTCCACGGCGAGTTCGCGATCGGTCCAGTCGTCCGGGAAGCGTTTCACCTTCGGCGGTTCAGGTTCGGTCTTGCCGCCAGCCGCCCAGTGGTTGACGCGTTCGGTGAAGTAGTCCCACGGGAAGTTGGCGCCAACATCGGTGTGGGTGCCCCACTTGAACACGTCGGTCACCCACCGGTGATCCGAGATGCCTGGGCGGCCGTTCGTGTATGGCGGGGGCACCACGAGTGGTTCGAAGCCGTACTTTTTCGCGTCCTGCACCGCCAGATATGCGGCGACGTCGATCGCGTTGGACTGCTTCATCCACTGATCCCGCGACCAGGCAGCGCGGGACCCAGCGAAGCACAGGTTGATGCTGATGCTGTTCGCGTTGCCCACAGACCAGGCAGCACGGTCGGTGTCGACGCAATCGACCACCGTCACACCACCATCGGACGCCTGGGAGATTGTGTAGTGGTAGGAGACACCGTTGGCGTTCTGGAACCACTTGGCGAGGTTCTCGGCGGCAGCGTCCCCACCACCACCTTCCTGGGTGTGGATCAGGAACATGGTGGGCTTGCCGCTGCGGGCGCTGTTGTTGTTCGACCAGATCGGAAACTCGTTGAAGTCGGGGCGTGGTTCGTCGGGCACGGCGGTACCTCCATCGGCGGGCCAGTACTTGTCGAGGTATGGGGTGACGGTGGTGATGCGTGACTTGATTTCGGTGAGGTAGGCGCGGCGGCCGTTGGCGTACCAGTAGTCAGCGCTGGGCCAGTTGGGGGCCTGCTGCATCCAGCAGATGTTCAGCCATATATCGGTGCTGGCACCGGGTTTGGCGCGCCACACGTCGAGCTTGTCGAAGAAGCCTTTGATTTGGGCTGCGGCACCGTCGAAGCGGTGTGGGTAGGAGCCGTCCTGTTGGGCAATGCCGTAGGTGGTGTGGGTCGGGTCCCAGATGGTGTCGTTCCAGCCGGACTCTTGGTAGAAGGTGGACATGATCGCCAGGCATTCGCTGCGGGTGTAGCCGCGCGCCTTGGATTCGGCGATGGTGATTTGGGCGACTTGATCTTTCGTGGTCACCGTTTGCTCCCGAGGATTCCGCCGAGGACGGGGATGGAGCGGAGCGCGCCGTCGATGATGTTGATGACCTGTTCTGGAAGGTTGGTCAGGTCGGGGAGTTTCGCGACGATCTGATCATCCAAATCGGATAGGTCGGGCAGGTTCTCGGTGATCCTGTCGGCGATGCGGTCAGCGATCCTGTCGGCCAGCGGTCCGAGCAATTTGAGCAGGATAATTCCGAGACGGTCCATGTCGGGGGTCCTTTCATGCAGAAACCCCGCGCACCTCGTGGTGGCGGGGTTTCTGTGGGGGTTGTTCAGATGTAGAAGAGGGTGTCGCGTTCGATGAAGAAGTCGATCGCTGGATGTCCTGTGGCGAACATCCACGAGATGAGTCCGGTGAGGGCGACACCGCCGAGGAGTCCGGTTCCGATCGCCCCCGCTACTCGTTTGGTCATGACAGTCTCCTGATGACAACTCGGGAGGTGTCGATGAGGTGTCGGCGGCCTTGGTCGTCAGCGACGGTGTAGACGGTTCCTGCGGTGAACAGGACGGTGGCGTTCCAGCCGGCGGGTCCGCGGGACTGCACGTGGATTTTCATGGCCAGTCACCAGGTGTCGGTGGTCTCGACGTGGTGGCGGCCACCGCCGCAGTGCCGAACGCACTTGTACACCTTGCGTGTTTTGCCGTCTTCTGTGACGGTTTTGTAGGTGCCGTCAGGGTTCATGACGGGGTTCCAGTTGGCCCCTGCCCCGCCGGGGCCTGTGGCGCAGGCGTGTTTGTAGATTTTGCCTGCGCCTACGCCGTGGTTGTCGCAGTGTTTGGGTGCGGCGTCTGCGACTGCGGGGGTGAGGAGTGCGAGGGTGAGGGCGGCTGTGATGGTTGCGATGGTGTTGCGTAGCATGGGTTGGCCTCCTGTTGGGGGTGGGCCGCTCGGCGGGGTTGGTTTCTCAGGCCTTCGCCCCGCCGGGCGGTGTCTTGCTGCGATAGGTCCCACGTTAGAGAAGCGCCGCTTATATGTCAAGCGGTGCTACGATTTGGCGTTGTGGATGACGACCTGAAAACCTGGCTACTCAGAAACCGTGAGCATCGCGCGGCCGCGCTCGAAACCGTCGAACAGCTCGACACCGAACTCACCGAACGCGTGCAGCGAGCGTTACAGGAGGGTCGCGCCACCGCCGCCGAGATAGCCGACGTCTTGGGTGTCACGCGGGCCAGGGTGTACCAGATCCGGGACGGGCGCCGCTAAACCCATTCGATGAGGTTGTAGCCCGACTCGCCGCCGGTTCCGGCCGGGGAGCTTGAGAGGGTGCCACCACTAGAGCCGCGGCCACCGTCACCGCCTGGGCCGGGGCTGGTTCCGTTCGAGCCGCTAGGGTCCGTGGTGTCGTTCGAGTATCGGATGCCACCACCACCGCCACCGGCGCCAGCTCCATTCGAACGACTAACGCCGTCACGGCCGGCATCGCCGCCCGCGCCTCCGGCGTAAGAGGTGGCGACAATCCCTGATATGGATGCCGCCCCCCCCGCCCCGCCACTCACTCGATACGTGCTGCCGCCACTACCCCCTGCGCCACCATTGGCGATGAGGATCACGCTTCCGGAGCTAAAGGTTGACGGCCCGCCTCCAGACCCCGAGACGCCTGAGCTGCCGCTGCCGCCACTTCCTCCGATGCCGCGGCTGACCGTGTATGTGGGGCCCAGCAGCGAGGCGGGGATGAAGACGCGCGGGATGTAGGCACCACCGCCGCCGCCGCCGCCGCCGTATCTAGAACCAGAGTTTGCGCGCCGGCCGGAGCCACCGCCACCACCGGCGCCGCCAAGGGTGACCCAGCAGCCAGACGCCCCGGCAGGAACCGGCTCGTCAGTGAGGTTGACGTTCTCTAACGTGAACGGCTCAAACGTGGGCCACACTTTGTCGTAGCTCGTGCCGTTCCACGTGTACAGCTCCGGGTCAACGAACGCTGTCCCGTTCCACACCTTGAACGCGGACGGGTCAACGAACGCAGTGCCGTTCCAAACTTTCACGGCACCACCACATACAACACACCCGCCGTGCCACTACCGGGAAGGGTGGTGCCCATCCACATGCCGGTCGCGGTGCCGGACTTTTGCACCGACTCGTCAGCCTTCGACAGCGAAGCCTGCACATTGCTGGACAGTTTCGACGCTGCGATAGCCGCGCTGGTAGCAACCTTCGCGTTCGTAATCGCACCGTCTTGAATCTTCACCGTCGACACCGAACCATCCGAAGGGGTCCGCTGATCCGACAACCGCGAATCATTACCCGCACACACCGTCGACCCACTGTTACCCACAGGGATACGGGCAATGTTCAACGTGCCCGACGTGATATCGCCCGCCGAATGAGCATGCGACGACGAGGCTTTACCGTCCAACTGGGTTTGAACGTTCGATGTCACACCATCAAGGGTATTCAGTTCGGTTGTGGTGGCGGTGATACCGGCGAGAACGTTCACCTCATCGGCCGTTGCCACCACATCCGTGACATCCACCAACAAGTGCGTGTGTGAGGCGTCGGCTTTGCCGTCAGCGAGACTATGTGCGTCGGCGATACCGTCCTCGATATGGCTGAGGCGATCCGCCGACAGCGGAGTGTTCGTTGAGGGAACGTTCTCCCACGTTTGCTTCGTGTAAGCCATCATCCCTCCTCTAGGGTTGCGCCCGTAAACCTCTCGGCACCAGACACGAATAGCCATCACCCGGCAACACCGCCAAAGCAGTGTTGATCATTTCGGTGATCGCCGAAGACCTGTCTAACACAGTGGCCGGGGCCTGCCCCTCAGCAGTGATCTCCCATCCACCAGTCACGCGGGCGGCCTGCACGATCAGCGTGCCGTCACGGTCAAACAACCCCATCATGTCATTGCCGAACGCGACGATCTGATGATCAGTTTTGATGTTCAAAACAGTTCCCCTATCTGGGATTTCAGGCGACTATGCGGGGCGTCACGGAGATGCTCGCCCCGGAGCCGGACACCTCCACGTCACCGTCGTCGAAAGCTTCCGACCCGACGAACGTGCCCGACGAGCTGGCCGACCAGATGCCGCCCTCCACATAGGTGCCAGCGGCGACGGAAATCTCCACCTCGTCACCGGTGTTGGTGCCCGTGGAGCCTGATGTCCACGACGTTTGTTCACGCGCATAGCCACCGCCAGAAGCTTCGTTCGCCCCGGTCGTGCCAGCGGCGCCGGTGTGGACGCTGATCCAGTCGCCAAGAGCGGCGATAGCGTCCGACGCCGCCTTGTGTGTTGCGTTGGGAATACCCATGATTAGTTTCCTTTCGAGTTATGCGGGATTGATGGGAAGGGCCAAGCCCGACCACGGGCTAGATGCTGCAGCTGTTGCCGACACTGTCCCCGACGCGGCAGCAGTGTTTGTTGCCAACGCCCCACCGGACCCGGCAGAGTTCCTGCGGTTCGTCGCACCAGAATTCACCGTTATCGTGGTGCCAGAAGCGCCACCAGTGGAGAACACCTGCAACACCACACCGCCCGGCTGCACAGTCACCGCTTGGGACAAGGATGTTCCTGAACCGAACGTCGACGCCAACGTGCCGACCGATCCAACATTCAGCAGCGAAACAGCGTGGGCTATATACCAGGCGATACCCGACACGGTGACAGCGATCGACTTCGATGTTCCGTTACCCGCGCCGGCTAGACGGTAGATCCACAACTGGCCGTTGGACGAGTTGTTGTTGTGGGCGACGCTTCCCACCGGTGTCATTGCGGCACCACCGACAGTGATGCCGGTGGGACCGGTGGCGGCACGATCCGATGTGACGATCACGAACACGTCTGCGCCGTTGGCGGCGGTGTGGTTGAACGTGATGTTGCCCAACGAATCCGCTGCCGCAGTGGCAGCGTCGAACGCTACCGGGTCCACGCCATCGTTGCCAACAGCTTCCATACCGATGGTGGGGGTGAATTCAATCCCGAACTCGCGGTAATACCGCTCCGCAGCGGTCATCCCGATCTGCGGGGCAAGTTCGATACCAAACCCGCTCGAATACCGTTCAGCCGCCGAGAACCCCAACGCGGGGTCTACTTCGACGCCGAACGACCGCGCATAACCCACAGACGCCCCAAATCCCAATGTTGGGGAGAGCGTCATGCCGAAACCGGGCTGCTGGCTGCGCGGCGTCGGGAACAGCGAGTTCGACGGATATAGATCCTCGGACGGGAACACCGGCTCGAACGCCGCGATGCCGCGCATCGCAATGTACGGGGTGAACACCAGCCCGAACGACGCCTTGCTGTGGCTGGCCGCCGACATTCCCAGCGAAACCGGCACCGATAACCCAAAACCCACACGGCTGTGGGGTACGGCAGCCATGCCGACCGTCGGGGTGACGGTGACACCGAACTCCTGCTTCGGCCCCCCATAGTGGAACCCCAACTCGGGGGTGAGCGTGACACCGAACGAGACGTGGGACTCAGCCCACCAGCCAACAGCCACGCTCACCCACCAATCTGCAGATTCACCGCCATGCCCGACCACTTATTCGCCTGGGTTGAAGTCGCGTTGACCGTCCCCGTCTTCGTTGTGGTGTTCACACACAGCAGCGGGTTGGTGCCTACCTGCTTGGCGCGCAACCGGGCACCCACGATCTGCTCCAGGTCATACGACGTGCCGCCACCGGCGCCGAACGCCTGCAACGTCACACCACCCGGAACCGTCACAGGCTGGGTGTGCGCAGTGCCCGAACCATGCGCATACGACGGGGCACCAACTGACACAACATCGTTAAACGAGATCGCATACGCGCTCACCCAACCTGGTCCCGTGACCTTCCATGGGCGGGCAACACCAGAACCGGCAGTGTCCATCCGAAAGATCGCCAAACCACCGTTCGCCGGGTCGTCATTGTTCGACACCGAACCCACCAGCATGCCGCCCGCACCACCGTATGTCGCAGACGGCGCGGAACCGGCCCGATCCCACGACGCAACAACAAACACAGTTGAACCTGGGGACGCGGCGAACGAACCCGACGCGCTCCCCACGCCGTAAGCACCGGAAGAAACCTTGTCAAACCCAACATCCACCGGCTCCGGCGGGACCGGCCAGTTTTGGTCGTTCGTGATCGTCCCCGGATACAGATACTCCGCCACCCGCACCCAAATGCGGGTATACCCCGCGGCCGGGGGGTTGGAGGTATTCGAGTTCTCGTGCAGCGTGAATGTCGCACCCGAGTCCCGCTCAAAGAAGATCGTGGACGACCAGCCACCCGAGAACAAACCGGGATGGCCGAACCATGTACCGAACGACTCTATCCCGTACCCGTAGTAGTACTCGGAGGGAATGTAGAAACCGTTCGCGTACGGGTCCCACCCTGTGGAGTGCTTCCAGAATGTTGACAGCCACGCCTCATACGACTCCGGTGACAGGCCCATCGCGTTGTCCCGCAACGCTTCCGCGAACTTCGTGTAATCATTGATGTTTGTTGCCAACGCGCCGGCAGCATCCAGAAAGTTCGGGTTGATCGCATCAGCAATGGACGCCGGGGGCGGAACTGGCCCCGTTGGCGGCCAGGACGTTTCCGTCAACCCCAGCGGGTCGATGATGTCTTCTTTGAAGATCTGCTTGATCGGCCGGTGTTCCGGGTCAACGATCTCCAACACCATGCCGATCAGGGAGAAATTCGAGTTCGTGTACAGGTAGTCGGTGCCAGGGTAGAAGTTCGACGGGCCTTTCATCGCGCCGAGGAAGTCTTTGGCCCCGGTCCACGGCCACGTCGGGAACAGGGTGTACCAGATCGCGTTTAGCCCTGCCGTGTACTCGGCGATCCCGGACCGCATGGACAGCATGTGCCCCATCGTGATCGCGGTACCGTTCGGTATCCCCGGAACGTACTGCTCCAGAACGTCATCCAGAGCAATCAACCCTTTGTCGACAGCCTGGAAAAAGGCTATGGCCGTGAACATTTTGGTGGAGCTGCCCATGCGGAAGTGGTCATCCAGGGTGATCGGCCGAACCGTGCCGCCCACGGTGGTGCCATACGCTTTCGCGTAGTTCCCGCGCGGCCCGGTGATCTGAACAATCACACCAGGCTGACCCGTTTCCGCTCGGGACTCCTCCACGATCTGATCGACCATCGCCTGATCCTCCGGCGACAACAAATCACCCGCGGTGTGCGCGGGCGTGGTGAACTCGTACGTATCCGACGGGTCCGACAACCAACCAGCGTTGTCCACCGTCTTCACATAAAACTCGTACGTGGTATTCGACTTCAAACCGTTCGCCCCATACGGCGGCAACACCGGATCGGGATTCAACTGCACAAAATCACCAGGGGCGTCCTTCTCTTTCGCGTAAACGAAATAGCCTTTGATTGTCATACGTCTGTTGCTCCAGACCACGTGATCGTGAGAGTGCTGAAAGTTGAATCGACCAGCTCCACCAACGTTGGAGGCGTCGGGGGCGTCAGATCCGGGTCAGGATCAGGCAAAGCATCGGGCCGGAAGAACAACCAGCCACCACCAGGGCCACCATTGCCGCCGGACTGGAACGACGCCAACGCGCCCTTACCACCGTTACCGGCACCACCAGGCGGAGTGCCGTGTCCACCCATGACCTTCTGATCGCCGCCGCCCACATAGTCCTGCCCATTGAACGTGAACGTCCCCGGACCACGCCCAACAGGTTTCGACAGGAACCCCTCAGCGGTACCTGCCGCGCCGCCCTCGGCGACAATGGAATACGTGTCGCCACCGGGGGTTGAGATAGACAACGTGGTGTTACCACCGGCAGCGCCGTCACCAGGACCGCCCACGCCGCCAGCGCCCGGGTCGAGGGTGATGATGGCGTTGTCGCCGAAATGTTCACCCCGAACCCATGTGGTGGCGTTGAACTTACCGGGCTGACCGGCCTGACCGTTGATACCCAAGGCCCAGCCCTGCGCACCACCACCACCAGCGCCCACCGCAACCGGGTCGATGTAGTTCACCCAGTTCGGCACCGGGAACACTGTGGCCGCGGTGCCAAGGTAGACCTTCAACGGATCGTGATGGTCACCGCCGGAACCCGTGTCCACAGCGATGCTCACCCACGGCACATCACTCGAACGAGTCACCGACGCTTTCGCGATAGAAGACGGTGGGCTGTTCGGCGAGGTGTTGTTCCGTGTGGCGGCCAGCGAAACGATCTGCGACGTAGGATGGTTCGGCAAATCCGCCACGCGGCCACGCACATAATGCGTACCGCCAACCGGCACCAGCTCGTAGGCGTACGCCTCGGAAGCCACCACCGCGATCGGGTTAGCCAACTCGTAGGAGATGAACTCGCCCGGGGCGGCGGTGCCACCCAGAAGGCCCACAATGTTCGGGGAATGATGCACCAAAGTCCAGCTACCCGATGTCAAGTCAACTTTCCAAATGTTGACGTAGAACTCGGTGATGCCTGAGAGGCCGTAGCCGATCCACGACACCACGCCCAGGGGCATCGACTCTTCGATCAGGTCAACACCGATGAGTGAGTTGCTCTGCGTAGCTTCAAGCCACGTGGTGACGTTCGACAACGGGAAGTTGGACCGCTCAGAAGGCAACAACCCACTATCGACGGGTTTGTTGGTTCTGATGCCGAGAACATCCCACGAGAACAACCCCAGGCTGGCGCGCGAGGCGATCTCCTGCAACACGTTGAACAGGTCCGCGATGCCCGCACCAACACCGGGAAGGCCCACCAGGCCACCAACGATGCTGTTGACGATGTTCTCGATGGTTTCCCGCAGATTCTCCGGCCCCAACATACCCGCGATCGACTCCGGGGAAATGTTGCGCAAAGCGTCGAACAGATCCTCCAGCGTGTTCTCAACCGTCTCCACACCACCACGGATCGCCGACACCACCGTGTCAATCGTCAACTGCACACGCGCCAACAAGGTTTGCAAAATCTCCGGCAAGCCCTCAACCCACGACTGCTGAATAACACCGGTCTGCTTGACCTCGGCGTCATCCCACCAGAACGTGCCGCCAGTAGCGTCTTCCGTGACGACGAACCGGGTTTGCACACCGGTAACCCCGGCGGGCACCCGATACTCCCCCGACAACTCCTTACCGGGCCACGCCAAATCTTGATCCTGCGGGGCATACGCATTCAAATCCACCGGGGACTGCGCAACACCATCGATGTACGGCACCACCTGCAACCGGATCGGCGCGCCCGTACCCACATAATCGTCGTGAGACACGAACACCCGGGCAGTGATTATCTGACCCTCGGCGACCGCGAAGAAATCCCCCGCATTCTGGCCCGACCGCAGTGCCTTCAACGTGCCGTCGGCAATAACTTTCGCCGCGCCCGTACCATCACCGCTGCGAGAATGCGACGGGTCCACCACCCAATCCGCATTGCTACCGACCGACCCCTCAGGGAACTTCGGGGCAGGCAGAATGTTCGGTGCCTGATTCGAGATGCCACCGATAGGCAGGATCGTCAACAGACTGGGCAGCAGATTCCGCAGCGGCGCGAGAATGATGTTCACCAACTGCGCCGCAGCCTGAATCGGGTTGAAACTTGGGCTGTTGAAGTCGATCGACTGGAAGAAGTTGCGGATGTTGCCGAAAAACTGGGTCAGTTCCTCAATCCCGCCACCAACAAGACCCGTGATCGCCTCGATGATGTCCCCGAGGATGGGGATGTTCAAGGCCCAGTCGCGCAGCTGGTCGAACGACGCTTCACCAGGGATGAACACCCCAGCTACCGCGCGCACCACCCACGCCAAAAACTGCTCAATGAACTGCTCACCAATCTCAAGCAGCTGCTGAACAGTGAACGGACGCTGCCACTGCAACGCCGACTGCTCCGGGTGAATACCCGGCTCAGACGGCACCGCATGAGCCCACTCCGGCAACGGATCAAACGAAGACGTCATGACAGCGGAAGAACCTCAACCGAAAACATCGACGTGGAAGCAGAAGTCGTGTACGTCACCGAACCCGCTTGCCGTTCACACCGGAAATAGATCGTCGCCGGTGTACCGGCCGCCACACGATCAAACCCATCCGATGAACCCGCCGCAGGTCCCGCCACCAAAATCAGCCGCTCCGATTGCGCCACACCGGGGCACCGGCCGATCACGTTGCCGCCAGTCTCACCGTTCAACCGGGCCACCAAATCAACCCGAACATCGGCTCCCTCACCGGTGACCACCGTGTAGCCCTGCACGCGCGGCCGCCAATCAAAAGGCTGCGCCGGGATCGACACCTGAGCCAAAGTCGAGTTCGCATTACCCGATGCAGTGTTGTTGATCGACGCCGGAACATACCGATCCCCAACACGTTGCGCCGCCAACACGAACCCGTCAGCGGTCGAGTTCACCACCGGCACCTGACCCGCAACTGGGGACGGATCAACATCCGTTGGGTCCCACACCGACTCACCATCCGCGCCTTTAGCTCCCGCGTGCAGGGCGAGGTTCAACCGGTACACGCCAGGCGTGGAAGTGGACGGCGGGGTGATCTCAGTGAACGACGCCTCCGCCGGCGTTGGGTCGTCCGGGTCCAGCTCCGTCAGGTTCACCGTCGCATCGAACGTGGCCGGCACACCCGGATCACCCTTCTCAATCGCGGGCACGCCAACACCGATCCCGCCCTGCGGCCGCAACTGGAGGATCGCCGCGCCAGCAGTCGGATCGACAGGAATCTCCACGATTCCCTCAAACAAATAGTGAGTCCCAGCGGGGTTCAAAGGCCACGACATAAGGGCACGCTCCATTCAAATAGGGCGAGTTGCAGAAGGAATAGGATTGGGGACGCTTATCCCTGCGGTGACAGCGTGAGCACAGACAACGTTTCAAAAATCCCCGTGATGAACCGCTGATGCTTCGCCAGCGGAGCCTCCGACTTGCGTCCATCCCCCATTTGCAGGAGAACCTTCCGCTCATCCTGGGTAACCCGCCACATCACATTCTCGATGTAGTCAGTCACCATGCGGGTACGCGACATGAACACCAACGACATCAGACCGCCGCGAAAAACGTCACGCCCCAACGCATACTGGGCACCGTTACGGAACTGCACAGTCGCCGTCGTCTTGCCCTGCGAATCAAACAAAGCATTGATGAAAGCAAACACCGTTTCGATGTTGTACGGCGCCGAGGCTGTCGGATAGAACCGCTCGATCGCCGGATGGTACGGGCCAACATCGTCACGGCGGTCGTAGTGCTGAATCAACTGGAACGCCAGGAAGCTGTTGTTCAGGAACCCCGACAACAGATCGGACGGTATGCCCGTGAATCCGACAACAATCATCAGCGAATCGATCAGCCATGCGAAGGTGGCATTCATCAAGTCGTTCAACCACTTTGGGCTACGACCACCAATAATGTGCTGCCAACCCTCCGGTGTGTGGTCAGTGATCGTGCACGCATCGATACCGGTGTCCTCACCCGGCTCAGGCGCAACGAAATACGCGTACGGCTGCTCAAAATCCACACCCAACGCGGGCGCATAAAACACGCCGTCCATGCCGGGAACCTGCTTGATGACAGGTTTGAAGATGTCCCCCAGCGACCCGCCCAAGTCAATCGTGGTGCGCAGCACCGAATCCAGCACCGTCTTCGTCGGGCCAGTGATCTGCGACCTGTCCACCGTGGAAAACACATACGTCGGCTGGTCCAGGTTCGCCCACCGGTCAGGCTGCGGATCACCCGGAAGCCACAAATCCATGCGCGTATCCACACCATACGATTGGGTAACGTCCTTGATGACGGCCTGAACGGTTTCCATCCGCACCGTGCGGGCCACCATCGGCGACGTGTCCAACAGCGGATTGGTGCGCGACACATACACCGGGGTTCGCAGCATGCGGGTGAACGCCTGCACCGACAACCCGTCACGCGACAACGCTTGCAGCACAGTGCCGAACCACGCCCGGATATCGGGATTCAACGACAGGCCGTTGTTGATGAACTCCAGCCACCCGGACTGCAACCGCAAAGCGCATTCTGCGACCATGTTCTCCACGACGGTTTGCAGCGCCCACACGAAGATCGCGTGCGAGAACGGCTGTGCCTGAATAGGCAGCCACCACGACGGCCAAATCACGTAGTAGTTGAGGATGTCGCGGATACCGCGCAGTTCAGCGGTGCCGGTCCATGCGCTGTCACGGTACTCGTAGGTGTGGTTCTTCGTGTAGAACGCATACCGCAAACCCGCGGTCTCGACGATGACACCTACCATCGTCTTTTTGCAGTCCATGAACAAAGGGATGAGAGGGCTGTTCCCTTTGAGGACGATCCGGCCGGTTTCAACATCGTTGCGCGGGTCAGCACCCGACGCCTCGATCAGGTCGCCACCGACAGCGCCCATCGGCTGCCAAAACTTGTCGCACACCGTGAACCGGAACGACGTGTCTACCTTCGATTTGCGTTCCGTCAACGCCCGCGCGGTTCGTGCGATCCTGTTCGGGTCGCCGGACTGGAGGGCCGATTGCCATGCGGCGGTTTCGCGTTCAAACTTCGACAACTGTCATCCCCTCCTTTCCTGGTTCACAGGCGCGCCACAAATTCACCCCTCACCGAGGTATCGGCCGGGGCTTGCCACTCCAGGGGCTACATCGGGTAGCGGCGCAACGGAGTCCCCGAAAGAATCACCTTCGAGTCAGCGTTGCCACCAACAATTTCTGTCTTCACAAAGAACTGCTGCGCCGGTTCGCCAGGCGACTTCGCGGGGATCGCCGCGTTCTCACTGAACCGGCCCGACAGGTACTTGTAGAAGTTGCCCTGCGGGGGAACAATCCCGAACATTGAACCGATCTGATCGGTGAATGCGTTCCGTTCCGAGAAGAACGTCAGCAGTGTCTTCACCGCCTGTTGGAAGATGTTCAGCTCCTGCGGCGACGGCGGCACAGACGTCAAATCCTGCACCAGAGTCGTCTGTGAGCGCGGGTCGGTACGTAGGAACACAATCTGATTCGGCAGCAGCGGACCAAACTCCACATACTCATCCGCACCCGGGCCGTCGTACAACCGGAACGTGCCAGGACCGAACAGGGTGGCATCCCAATACATCGGCTGGTCACCAACGTTCACCATCGGCACAAAACCTGATTGGGTGACGTTCGCGTTGTCGCCCGCGGAGACCTTACGCACCGGAGCTGGTGTTGCCTGCGTGATCAACGCCCCACCGGCCTGCATACCGAACCCGATGCCCCGATAGTCCGGCCCGAGTTCACTACCGGTGCCGGTTTCCTTGTGCGACAGGATCGGCAACCCGTTGCGCAACACCTTGAACATGCGGGGATTACCCTCATAACCCGCGACCAGGGTGAACTTTTCCCCGATCAGCGGAGCCACCAGCAGCGGCCGTTGAAACATCACTGTCTGCGAGAAGTTGTTGAACCTCGACAGTTTGATCCAGTTGCCCTGCACCCTCATGCGGATGCCGTTACCGTCCCAGTCGCCGTTGCTGTCGCGGCCCATGCGAGCCCACAGGTCATTCGCCCCACTATCAGGGACGCTCCACTCCTGAAACCCGCCGAGCACCATCGACACAACCTGGTTGTCGGTGTCAGTGTCAAAGTCCTTGTACGGGCCGCACACCACTTCTCGGGTCCCGGTGGTCAGCGGGTCGTCCGGGTCGTCCCGCCACCTGGCCTGGTCACCGTTGGAGTAGATGTATCCGCCGCCGTCACCTTCGTAGTACAGCGGCCAATCCGCGCCGAGGTCCTGCGAGCCCGTGGTGTCGTAGTTGAACGTGTCGGTCATCGACTCGTACTCGAACTGGAAACTCGCCGTGTAGTCGTAGGTCCGCCAGAACCCCGAATCGGCCCGCAAACGGAGGCTTTCGCGCTGCCGCTTCCCGATCTCCAACGGTGCTTGCGGCGCTCCTTGGAACCATCGGACCGGCGCCCACCAATGACCCATGTCGTGGGTGAGGAAGTTCAGCGTCGATTCCTGCTTCGCGTCGATCGACGCGACCAGATCGCGGTAGACGCGGCGCGTCCACTTCGGCGACCGGCCACGGCATTCCACACCCATCTCGACTTCGATCGGGTCGTAGAGCGCATCAATGTTGGTGATGCCGTCTTCGGTGGCGCCCTTTTGGTCGATGTGTTTCCACGGCGGGATCAGGCCCTTGAGTGAGGTGAGGTGCACCATCTCGGGTGCTGTAACCCGGTCGGGGACCGACATCCCGCCCATCATGTGGAAGGTGATCGACTTGTCGTAGGCGTCGAGCCACATCATCGGCTTCTCGCCCTTGGCAAGGTGGTACCAGCCGTGCGGGGTTACATCTGTGGCGGGGTAATGCTTCTTAGCCATTTACCCTCCCGGCATGAGGTACTGGTTTTGCAGGTGATACGCGACGTCGCGGCCGGTGCCATCTTCGGTGGCACGCTGGTTGTTGACCGTGATGTTCGTGTCGCCCTGGTTGACTTGGGTTTGGCCCTGGCCTGTGGCTTGCGGGTCGATGTCCTTGCGCTGCTGGGATGCTTGGCCGGCCAGGTTCGGCAACGCCGGGGCCGCACCAGCAATCCCCCCGGCAATGCGGGTGATCCAGTTGTTGTTCGCCAAATCCGAACCACCCGTGGGCAAGAACGTTTCCATCAACCCTTGGGCGCCGATCGCGGCGACTTGACCGCCGTACTCGATGGCACGGTTGATCAGCTTCACCCCAGTCTGCGCGGCCTGACCCGCACCCGGGGCCATCGCGTCCAGCGCCATACCACCGGCCTGCACCGCCATGCCGAGCGCACCACCACCGTCCATGCCGATCCCGCCGGAGCCGGACCCGGCATACGGTGCGACGTTCGCCCCGATGTTGGTGGTGTTCGTCGGCCCGCCGGCGAGCAGGCCTTGCGGTGCGCCAGCGGCCATCGGGCCGCCACCACCGCCTGTTGTGGGCAGCGGCGCCGGATTCGTCGCCCACGCACCCGACGACACCGGAGCCGGCGGGTTATTCAACGCAGGGTTGGTGTTCTGCGGGCTGTACAACCCCGGCGCACCCGCCGCCGCCGCCGACCCGCCAGGGACCGACGTCACCGGCCGGTAATAATGCGACGTAAACGACGGATCATCCGCGCCCGTGCCGCCGATACCACGCCGCGCGGCAGCGGAGTCACTGCCCCAGTTGAATGGCGTTCCCCCGGGCAGGGTGGCTTGCATGTGGCTTGAGTTGAATCCGACCCGGAAATCACCCGGGCCGCCCATGCCCTTGACGAAGCCACGCGCAGTCAGCCACTCGTCCGCATTGTGGGTCGACATGCTGGCGCCGGTCGTCGGGCGGCCATCCATCAAGTTGACCAGATCCTCAACAGCGCTAGAACAATCAGCCAAACCCTGCGTCAGGTCGCCGCGTTGTTCTTGTGTGTATCGTCCGGCGGGAACGTTGGCGAGTAGCGCCGCGTCGCCGGGATAGGCACCGATCGGCGTCATGGACACACCGGTCGCACCGGCGGACGGGTAGGAGCCCCGGTCGTACTGGTTGTTCTGGTACTGCGGCCCGAACACACCCTGCGCGCCGAGCACACCCATCAACCCGTGCCCGCCCTGGGTCGGGTTATAGGCCGAAATGGCCTGCAACTGCCCCAACAACGGTGCCGCAGCGAGGTTCGCCACGAACTTCGTGATGTTCTCCGCGATCCCCGCCAAACCCTTCGAGATACCGAAATCCTGATCAAGCTGGGCACCGATCTGCCCCAAATCCTTGACATGCTTATCGGTTTGCTTCGTCAGCTTCTCGTACTGATTCGCGCGGGCATCACTCATGCGCATCTCAGCGGCCTGAAGGTCGCGTTCCGCTTCGATCACATCGTTACGGGCCTTGAGTCGGTCCTCTTCGGTCGCCTCGGTGGACTGTTCCAACTGGGCGGCGCGGGCACGCTTCTCCGCCAGTTTGTGGCGGGCATCCAGATACGACGATTCAGCGGAGAACACGGCAGCGTCCTGCGGCATGCCAGGAATCCCCGGCGGCAACGTCGTGTCATACGGCAACACCGGTGCATCCGGCAACTTCGGGCCAGAACCACTACCACCATCAGCCCCCGCAGCGCCCGGAAACAGATCAGCCAACGGTCCATCAGGACCCGCATCCGCAGCGGCACCGCCACCACTGCCACGGCGCCCGCGTCGGTCCTCCACGGAAACATCCAATGGAACCTGACCGGGAAGGTTGCCGAACGGGGACGCTGGACCGTTCGAGTTCGTATCCGCAAGCCCCGGTATCGGGATACCACCAACCGTTGGCGTGCCAGGTCCAGACCCGCCGCCGAGCTGAGGAAGCGGCGACGGTTGCGGATCAACCCCCGTGCCGCCCTGAATGTTGCGGTCCCACCACTCACGGGCTCTGCGCCCCAACTGGTCCGGCGTGTTCGAATGATTCCAGCTATCCGCACCTGGAATCGCGTTTTGAATGGCCTGTTCAATCTCAGGGCCGTTCTGCGCGACCAGGAACGCCAACCACGCCGGGACCGCCACCCGCGACAGCGCAGCAGAAATCCCCTTAGCCGACTTATCGGCAGTCGCAGGCAGCCCCGCCAAGGTAGTGCTCACTGTTGAAAGAGATTGCGTCAACGCGGTAACACCGGCGATCGCCTTCCACGCCACGAACGCGGTCACCACATCACCAACGCTGATGCCTATCCGGTCCAGCATTTCGACCACACTCGACAGTGCATCCCACAGATCCTGCGCAGTCTCAACCGCACCCTCGAACGCATCCTTGATCTCGTCCTTGTGGGCAACGATCCACGCGTTCAGGTCATTCAACTTGTCGGTCACATTGTTGATCGACTTGGCGAGCGCGCCAGGACCCTCAGTAGTGTCCAGCGGGTCACCGAACAGAGCCGAAATGAAGTTCGCCCCAACACGACCCACAGCAGCGTTCATGTTCGACAAAGCGCCGTCAACGGTGTCGGCCAGCTTCTTCGACATGCCACCGAACTGGCCCTCAATCGCCTGCACAAGCATGCCGAACGAAATCGTGCCGTCCTTCGACATCTTCTGAATCTCGGCGCTCGTCAGGCCGAACTCTTTCTGCAACGCCGCCTGAACATTGATGCCACGCTCATTGAGCTGCAACATCTCTTCGGCCTGCAGCTTGCCCTTGTTGAACACCTGGTTGAAGATGACGGCCAGGTCGCCGAACTTCTGCCCTGACGCACCGGCCGCGTCCGCGATCGCCGTCAACGCCGCCTGCAACGGGCGGCCCTGCTTCACCCCACCGGCAAGGAACTGAGTAGCCGCCTTCGCCGCCTCATCCAACGCGATCGGAGTCCCAACAACCACCTCGTTGATATCCGACATGATCGTCTTAACCTGCTCGGCGCTGTTCCCCATCGCGGCAAGACGGTGCGACGTCGCATCAAGAGACTTGTACCTGTCGAAACCCTTGAACAGGGCAACACCGGCGGCGCCGATGATGCCTGTCGCGGCCGCGGTGAAAGCCGTGCCCAACGCGCGGCCAGCCAACGCGCCAGCCTTCGACGCCGCACCCTCATACCCCGACAGGGCAGACGAAAACCGGCCCGCCACAGGCAACGACGACACCAAAGACGAACTGAACGACGAACCAAACCCCCGGCCCGCCGACACACCATTCGCCGCGAACCCATCCACAATGCGAGAACCCGCGGCCTTCGTCGCACGATCAACCTCACGCGACAACTGCTCACCAGCATTACGCCCAGCGGCAGCAGCTTCCTTGGTGACGTTCTCACCGATCGCACGGCCAGCAGCCGAACCGCCACGAGCACCAGCAGCGGCCATCTCACGCTCAATGTTCTTCGCCGCCACCGCAGCAGCACGCTCATCAAGACGAGAAATAATGTCCACGTAGATCGGCATCAGACACTCACCTCCCGTCACCAGCCGAACAGATCGGCCTCAACCTCACGCTGCAACTCGTGCGCCTCAACCGACGCTTTCGCTTTCTCCAACCGATCAACCGGGTCCTCGAAAGCGAACGGCTCATACGCCGCTTTACGGCTCTTCGACGCATGGAATGACGCCCTGAACCGGGCGATCTCGTTGTATGTTTCCGCCGCTATCAACTCCGACTCAGACCAGCGGCCCCCGCGAACAGCCCGCGCCACCGCACCATTGACAGGCGCGAAATCCACATACAACTCGCGAACATGTTCTTCAGGATTGTCCACGAACCGCACCCCGAACAGGTCCAGCAACTCCAAGCTGGACAGCCTGCCCTGATGCCAATCCGAAACGCTCAGCCCGAAAAAGCGCCGCAGGTCACTCGCTATCTGTCTCGGGTACAGTCTCCAGAACCACTGAGCTTCCATCACTTTTCGAGTCGGACTCAGCTCGTTCCGCGATTGTGAAGCCCTGCTCGGTCCACGCCCGCCACACATCCCGGGCGCCAGCAGCACGACCACCGATCTTCTTCGACCGCAGGACCTCGTAGTTGTCCATGCCCAGCACGACCTGAACGATCCGCACCTCACGCGGCGGCGATACACGCTTACCGTCCTTGTAGTACGGGGGGCCTTTCACCGCGCCGGGACGGGTCTCCGCCGGCAGGACCATCTCGTTGCCGTCACGGTCCTTCACGGTCTGCTCCGGGATGTACAGGTCCGGCTCCCGGTCATAGGTTTCGATCTCTTCGAGATACGCCTCGTAGGCTTCCAGCGCATCATCGTCGAGCATCCGAAGGTTGGGGTGCGGGGGGATCGTCATGGTGCTGCCGTCGTCGAACTGAAGGACACGATCGGCGAATGGTGAGTCGAACTCGGTGGCCTGTTCACGCGCGGCGGCACCATTGTTTTCAGGTTTCTTCACAGACATCAGGGGCTTCCTTAAAAAGGGGGGGCTTCGGGGTTGAGGGGTTGGGCTGGCTTTATGTGGGTGCCTGCCGGGTGGGTGCCAGCCCCAAACCAACCCACCCGGCAGGACGACTTACCGGCTAGCTGCCGTCCGAGTACTGCGCATCCCAGCCGGGGCCACCCATCCACACATAGAAGTAGCCGGGCACCAGGGCGATCGTCCCCGCCGGGTCGGGCCGCATGAAGTACTCATTCGGCAGCACCTTGTACGTCAGGTCAGCCGCGTCAGGGTCGGTCTTCGACCGCTGCTTCGACGCCTGGTCGTCCAGCTTCACCGCCGGGTAACCCTCAGCGCGGTAAATGAACCCGCCCGAGGTGCGGCGCGCGTACAGCAGCAGAAGCTGGTACTCCGCCGAGTCAGCGTCCAGCAGCGGACCCTCACCGTAGTCAGGGGTACCGGGAAGCGCGACCAGCGGATTACCCGCGTTGTCGCACAACGGAAGTTCCGACTCCAGCCGGTGAATCAGCGGATCGGCCGTACCGAGCGCCACGAACCGCACCGAGTATGACTTTTCCGTCACCTCAGAATCGACCGGGAACTTAGACTGCAACACCATCAGATCGTCAGAGGTGACGTCCGGCTCACGTTCCGCACCGCCATCCTCAGGGTTGCAGCCGATGTGCCACCAGCCCTCATTCGGGTCAGTGTTGTACTCGTACTTGCCGTTCACCTTCCGGCGGATGAACAGGTCGTCGCGAAGCTTCCCGTCCTGCGCAAACGGCGACCACTTCACCGTCACGCAATCATCCTCGAACGGCGACATGTCCGTCGCGGCACCGCGGTTGTCGCGGATGAAAACCGCCTGCAGGCCGCCACGCTCGATGAACGGCTTGTGAATGTCAGTGAATCCGCCGGCGCTCCAGTCGGTGCCGGTCAATGGCTGCGTCATAGGGACGCTCCTCTCATTTGGATAAGGGACCGGATTGCGAAAATTTCCGGCGAACAAAAAAGGGACCCGGCGCTACCGCCAGGCCCCTTTGACAGGGCTGAAACCTTCAACTAGATGTACTGAACACCGATCTCGTAGCGGCCCACATGCCGCACCAGGTGACCGTCGTCGTCATACTCGACGAGGACCGGTTTCATCAGCACACGCGCGTAGTCGATACGCGCAACAACACCACCGCCGAGCGGTATCTCCACCAGCGGATCAGAGACAAGCTCCAACATCCGCTGATGCGTCAACTCGGCTTCATTCTCAGCGGCCTCATCAGACGCGGCGAACGTGTGCACCGACACGACAGCCGAATCGCTGCCCTCTTCGGGAACATCACGACCATCGACACGACGAACCACACGATGCGGCAACGGATCACCCGACAAGCGGCGAGTAGAAACCTTCCCCAGAGGGGACAGCCACGCCACCATCACACGATGGATACTCGGCGCTGAATCAGTCGCCATACGCGCTGCCGCCGAACTGTTTAGCCGTCTTCTGCGCCGGCGCGTACTCGTCGTTGTGCACCGACCCGAACTCCACAAGGTGCGCTTGCGGATCAGTCGCGCCCACCTTGCCGCGGCCCTTGTTCGTGGACCGTTCCGTCACCTGAACAAGATCACGGTAGGCACCGGTGCCCACGGGAGAATTGTTCTTCCACGCGTCAACAACCTCGTCCATGAACTCGTTGACGCCCTGATTCACCTCAGGCAGTTTGTCGAAATCGTCCAGCCGCACACCGAACTTCGCCAAAGGGTTCTTCCTCGTTGGACCGTTAGCCACGATTCATCACACCTTCCGCAGCTCCGCCACCAAACCCGGCGCCCAACCGTGAAAACCCATGTTCCAGTCACGAACCGCAACCACATCGAACACATCTGACCCGTACCCCACACGGTCTTTCACCTTCACCGGCGAACCGGGCGGCAAGTACAGGTCAACATCGATCGTTTCGGTTTCCACAATCGAATACGTCCCCACCACCTGCACATGCGGGGCGAGTTGAATCACCGGAACAGACACCCCGGAACCGAACTGGGGAACCGTGTTCCCCAAACCATCCGACGTGTCACCGACGTGCGGATAGTGCGTCACCGTGTACGGAGTAGGGAACGTCATAGCCTGTGAATCGTGATCGTAGGTGCAGGGTTGGCGAACCGCTTCGCATCTTCCAACTCGTCCCGGGTGAACACTGCCGTCCCGGACACCCACTCTGCATTCCGCTGGGTGAACGGCCCTGCCGTCAGCGATACCGCCTGCGATGAAACCGAACCCGGCGTCACCGTCAGGTGACGTGCAGCGACCGCAGCCACAAACTCTGTTACAGAGTCGGGCACACCTCCGCCAACATACTCAACGATCACCACTGTGCCGGTAACGAGTGGACACCCATTTCGGGTGACATCCACATAGTTACCGTCTTGGTTGAAGGCGACTTCTTCTCCACCGGTAAGCGTGACTGCTTCGACTTCATCCACCACACCAGGAAGCCACACGCGCCCATTGACGACCTGCGCCCGCACCCGAGTGGCCCCGGTGGTGAACACCCGCCCGGTGACGCGCTGGAAGGTGTCGCTGACACGGCCCAGCACGCCATCCACACGGGAAGACTGCTCCGGTGTGAGCGCTGCGGCGCCCGGTAATCCAAGCGCCGCAGCAACGTCATCGGCGGTAGCAAGCAACATCGCTGTGGCTAGCTGCCCGTCTTATTGAAGACGACCACACCAGTCGGGCGAACAACCTTGCCGCCGTACACGTGCAGAGCGCGGATACGGTCGGAGAAGCTGTCCTGGTCGCGCAGCGCCTCAACGGTGTCGATCTGCGACACATACGCAGCAGCCGACGGATGGAACGCGACGAACTGCTCATCGTCGGTGTCCCGAAGGTTGTTCGACTCCACGATCCGAGCACCCAGCAGGTTCCCGATGGTGCCCGCCCGCAGACCAGCAGCGTCGCCGGAGGTGTCCGCGCTGGTCAGCTTCGACCCGGACGACCGCAGCCAGTACGCCATCTCCGCGTTCACGACAACGACACGCCCCACGTTCGGGACGTTCGCCTTCGTCAGCTCCTTGAGCGCAGAAGCGATCAGGTCGAACGCATCATCAGCGTCCGTAGGCGCCGAACCGGTAAGCGCGGTTCCGTTGTCCACCAGCATGTCAGCGATGAACTTGTCGGTGTCGGTGGCCAGGGCCGTGGCACCAGCACGGGTGTACGCCTCCAGCGAACCAGCGACCTGAACACGGTCGATGTCATCGACGAGGAAGTCGATCGACTTCTCCTGATCGATGAGCAGATCGACGCCGGTGTCGGAAATCGCGTCCGCCGAGGTCTGCCGGCCAGCGGCCTTGTAGTCCTTGACGGTAGGTGCCACCACGCCAGCGATGTGGACCACGTTGCCCTTGTTTGCGATGCCCTCGTACTCGCGGTTGACGAGGTTGGCGAAAACGGTCTGGGCAGTCCACTCCTCCAGGAGCATGTCCGACCAGAGTTCAGGAATGAAGTTGTTGAAAGCCATTTTTGGCTCCCTTCTGTGTTAGTGGAGTTCTCCACGTAGATAGCTGTCGAGTCGGCCCTCTTCTCGCGCCTTCTTTCGCTCGGCAGGCGGCAGCGCCGCATACTCAGCCGGTGTGAGAGGCTTCGGGCCTTCAACCTTCTTGTCTGATGTGACTTCCGACGTCGGCACGGCCGACGATGCCGTTTTGGCCTTCAGCGCTTCTTCGATCCGCTTGTTGACGAACTCGTTCCACCGGTCGGCGGATTCGCGCATCTCTTCCTCGGTGTCGCCATGAATGAACTCCGGATCGACTTTCGTTTCACGCGCCACATCACTTCGGATGCGTTCACGCTCAGCCGTCTCGAACTTTCGTGCCAGTTCTTCGATCCGGGCCAGCGGGTCGTCGCCGATCTTTTCCTGCGACTCCCGCCATTTCTTGGCGTCCGCGTAGTTTTCCTTGGCTTGCGCCTCGTTTTTGCGGGCCATTTTCTTCCAGAACTCGACCGTCTCGGTTGGTTTCGGAGCTTGCGTGGGCTCCTCAACCGTGGCGGTTGCGTCCTGGTCGCCTGCCGGTTCCACTGGCTCCGTTACGGCGCTGTGTTCCGACGTTTCTGCTGTCACATCATCAGACATGAGGGTTTGTTTCCTTTGCGGATGGGTTTTCTTTGTGACATGCCCCGTTACGGGACATGTGTGCGTTATCCAGACCGCCGGGGGTCAGCGCTGGATGCTTTTGGGGCCTGAGAACTTCTGGTCACGCCATGCGAGGACCGGCCCGACCTCGCCGTGCTCGCGAGTGACGATCAACTTCCGGTAGTCGACGGCGCGGCCGCCGCGGTCTGCGATGTCCGCGAACGCCTTCACCTGGTCATGCGTCTCGTTGAGAAGCTTCGTGCTGATTGTGTCGAAGTCCATCCCCGGGGGGATCACGTCGATATCGCAATCGCAGCCCGGATGGATTGGCATCAGCGAGTTTTTGCGGTACCGCATGGTTGATGCGATGACACACAGCGCGCAGTTCTCGTTGCCGGTCAAGACGCGGCGGTAGAACTGGACGCCGCTGCGGGCGAACGACGACCTAGCTTGGTGCGTCTTTGCAAGTTGCAGGTCGGTGCCCGCCAGGTTCTCGATACGGCGCTGACCGGCCCGGAGTGCCGCTGCGACGCTCTTTCCTTCCGACAGTGCCGTACGTGCTGTGATCACGGGCCGCGCGTACACATTCTCCGACGGCACACCGCGAATCGCGGAAACCTCGACGGCCTGCACCGGTGACTGCTGGGTGACTTCTGCGATGTACACCGAAGTCATGGCAGCCATCGACTCTTGGGCCGCTTGGACAACTGGTGCCACCGAAGATGTCAGCTCTTGCAGTCCACTGTCAGACAGCGTTACCGATGTCCACGCTGCGGACACATATTCGAGCAGTCTGCGCCTCAGTTCAGCGGTCGCAGCCGCGTACTCAGCGTGATCCATCTTCCTGGGGACGCTGGGCGAACAAAGTTATCTGCTCACGCGCCCTATCAAGATCGTCCTGCTTGATCTGATCGGCGTTGTAGTTCAGGATGTTCCGCCGGATAGACGCCCACGACTCGCCGGCCGCCTTAGCCAGAGATGCTGCGGAATACTTCTCCCCCAGCGTCACACGATCTGGAGATTCGAACGACACATCCACTGTGTCCTTAACCGATTCGCCCTCAATCTGCAACGCCTTAACCAAGATGGCCTCCAGGCCGATCTTCGCTATCGAAAGCCGATCCTCACACTTGAACAGGAAGCCCTTTTCAATGTTGTGCGCACCCTCAGCTGACTGGTTCGCGCTGTCCGGCATCAGCATCGGCAGCGGAGTCTTGGTCGCCGACGACAGTTGTCGAATATGCTCCTTGATCGCCGACAACATCGGAGTGAAGTCGTTCGTCTGCGATTCCCAGATATCAACCCCAGGTGGCAACTCCCACAACGCTCCCGGCGCGGCCTCAAAGATCGAGGCGTAGTCGATCGCGTTGCCGTTCTCGTCAACCTTCGGCAATCCATGCTCCGTCGACTTCAACGCCCGCTGACGGAAAGCCTGGATCGCCATCGTGGACAACAACTGAAGCTCAGCCCGGTTGATCCGGTTGATGATGTCAATGTGAGGCTCCACCTCGCCCATGCCATCAGGGTTCTGGTACACCACCACCGGCGGCGGAGAACCGGTCACTACAGCATCACCAACCGGAACCCACGAGTCTGAGATTCGCGTCACCAGCCTGCGCCGGGACGACGACTGCACAAAGCACGGACGGGCGAACTTCTGCCACCCGTCACCCGACCACACAATCGCAAAATCCGACTCGGCATCGAGGTCCCGCCACCACCGCATCGCAGACCTGATCCGCCACGGCTGCAACGGGTCAACACTGACAACCATCGTCTCAGGAGAGTCAGCTGTGATCGTCGCCGTACCGTCATCACGACGCCAGCACGTCAAATACGACTCGCCGAAGTCCAGCCCATACTTGACCCACTGCTTACACACAGAGTCCATGCGGTTATCCCGCCAAATGCGGCGCGCCCGCAACGCCAAATCACTATCGGCAGAACCACCAACCGTGATGCCGTTCGGAATGATCCGGTCAGCAACAGAATCCCGCACCATCAAACCCCAGTTGGTGCGCGCCTCACGCTGGAACGAACGCCACGCCGCAGACGTGTTCCGCGTCAACTCAGGAAGCGGAGCATCCCCATTGGAGTAACGCGCCAACAAACGCACCCGCGACATTCCGTCGTCGATACGCTTCGTCAGCACCGGGAGCCATTCCGCTGGCGTTGAAGCAGTCAACAGCTGACCCCCTCTCTGTCTCTATCGCGACTAGTAGATCCGTCTAGGCGCAAACACTTTCGGGCGCGGATGCGCACCATCACGACGCGCATCAACACACGCCTCCCACGACAACATCCCCGCCATCGCAGCATCAAACTTGTCGGCCAAACGGCCATCCTGCTTCTGCATCACCCACAACGGCTGGCCCGTATCGTCCACCAGCTTCAGCTCACGCCGCCCCGCATGACCCATATGCTCAACAAACTTCGGCCGCCACACATTGGCAGCCAGCACCGCGTCACCAGTCGCCAACGCATCGGCATAACCCTGCGTCGCAGCAGCCACACGCCTCAAACTGCCGCCACCACCAACGGCCCACTCCACAACCCGATCCGGGAACCGGCCCGCCCACGCGGCGATCGTCGAATCCCAGCCCCACGGATCGCAGTACATGCGCCACACCTCAAACCGAGACATCATGTCCACAACGAGCGCAGTCACCTCATGCTCAGGGACTTCCCACTCTTCGACGTTCTCGGGACGCTCCCAACAGCCCAACAACATCTGCCGGCCCGTCGCAATCTCAGTGACCACGACAGCCGTCGCATCTCTCCACCGCGACCCGTCAAACCCAGCAGTGACGAACGCTCCATCTGGGACCGTCTCATCACACTGCACCAGGCGTGTCATATCGAACGCCTGCGAGCCCGACTTACGCCACCGATTCAGATAGACCCGCTCCCAGTACGCGCGATCAATACCGGTACGGTCGTAGTCCTTCGCGATCCGCTCAAACTGACCCGGACCCCACTCCCCAATAGGACCGGTAGCATCCGCGACAGCAGCGACACGCTTCTCCACCGTCGACAAATCATCGTGCTCATCGCCAGCCCAACGGCGGAAAAAGAACAGCGACGGGTCCTGCCGCTCACCCCTGGCGATAGACTCCGCCTCGGCAAGCACATCCTCTTCGATGCTGCCCTGCCCCGGCTGCCCAGCCGTCGACGTGTACAACGTCCACGGGTCCTCCATCGGACGCTTCGGCATATTCTGCAACATCGTCTCGTGCGCGTCACGATGCCTCGGCATAAACAACCGGTGCGGCTCATCGAAATGCTGAAACGTTGTCCGCGCGCCATCACGAGACCCCGGAGCATTCGACACAGCAACAGCGAACCCATCCTCACCACCCGAAGGTGACAACCGGACGATCCGCTCCTTGCTGATATCAAACAGATCAGCATCAGGGCCGTTCTCCAGGATGTACTTCAGCACACCGAACGCCAGCTCCGACACCTGTTCCTCGGTGACCGCCATCATCGGAATCACCGGCGACCGCACCGGCCGCCCCACGGGATTCCCAGCGGCGTCAAACCCGTCACACCGAACCGGAGCCTCCGGGTGCAGCTCCACACCGCAAATCCACGCCGCGAACTCGGTCTTGGCTACACCCTTCCTGAGTTCAACACCGGCCCGCTCGAACCGCCGACGGCCAGCTAAGTGGTGCCCCCGCGGATGCAGCTCGTACAGCCGATACACCAGCGCGCGCTTCTCATCATCGAGACGTGCGGCCTGCCCCGACAGTGAGCCAGGGCCGAACACCATCCGATCCTCAATGAAGTCGCACACCTGGGGACCTAACGTAGGAAACGTTAAATCCACAGGAGGGACTTGCAAGACAGCCATAAGGCCGTCAGGTCACAAGCTTCAAACGAGGATCGTCACCAGGCTCCGGTGGGCACACCGGCGCAGCCTCCGACTTCCGCCGCTTCGACCCCTTTGCCTTCGAATCCTCGGTGGCCTCAATCTGCCATTCCAGTCGGCGACGGGCCAACGGATTCGTCCCGTAATCAGTGTCGGCCTTCTCCAACCGAACCTGAGCCTCCGCCCGCGCCTTCGCGTTATCGGCAGTCCAAAAATCGTTATAGAGCATCGCCACACGGAACAACCCGTTGATGTCCGAGTCTGTGTACTCCGGGGCCATCGGCGACGCCCAAATGTCATTCCACCAGCGCACCGTCAACGGATGCCACGCAACACCATCCGGCAGGTCTGGTGCCACCACATCATGATCCGCCGACAACGTAGCCCGAGTCGAAGACTTATTGCGACGAGCACGCACAGAAGGATCTTTAGGTACAGGTGGCATGACTTCCTCCCATTTCGGGAATCAACAAGTGTTGGCGAAAACCGCAGGTCAGACCCCATTTCGGGGAAACCGCGAAACCCCCGGGTTCCGTACAGACCAAAATCTGCA